GAAGGCTTTTTTTGCGGGATTTGGTGGCGCTTCACGGACTCGAACCGCGGACCTGTGGATTATGATTCCATCGCTCTAACCGACTGAGCTAAAGCGCCGAAGGCCGAAGTATACAGGGAAAACGGGCTTTTTTAGTGCTACTGAATTTGTAGCTTTGTTCCGCAATTCCGGGGTTTGTTCCGCAAAAGTCACCGCAACGGCTTCACGCGCCGCCCGGATTTGTGGCGGATGTAGGCCGAAGTCATGGCCTCGGTTGTGTGCCCCAGCAGTGACTGCGCCGTCCGCGTTCCGGCCACGTCGTCGGCCTCGGTTGCGGCCTTCGCGCGGAAGTCGCGGAACTGGAAGTCGTCCAGTTCGACCCCGGCTTCTTCGCGCGCCTGTGTGAACCGGTAGCGCATCTGCCCGTCGCTCAACGGCTGGCCGCGCTCGTTGACCAGCAGGGCCAGCGACCGCACGCCGCCGCTGATGCCGCGCTTGAACTGACGAATTTCATCCAGCAACACGGCCAGCTCGCCGGTGACTTCGATGCGCAGCTTGGCCTTGGTCTTGCCCTGGCGGACATGCAGCATGCCGTCTTTGATGTCCGCCTCGGTGATCTTGCGCACGTCGGCGGGGCGCTGCCCGATCAGCTCGGCGAGACGCATTGCGAACTGCAACGGCTTGTCAGCGCACCTCAGTACCTTGAGAACCATTTCAGTGTCTGGAGCAGTCTCGCGCCCGTGCTCGCGGAACTTGCGCACGCCGGTACATGGGTTAGGCGCCGCCGTCATGCCTTCTTCTCGGGCAAAGTTCCAGGTGTGACTGAACAACGCCTTCGCCCGATTGGCGCGCACCTGGCCGTGGTCTGCCGGCACGGGCTTGGCCGGCTTGCCGGTCTTCTTGGCGCTGGCCTCAGCGCGCTCGATGGCGGCGCGGCGCGACTCGTCGGCGCGCCAGCGCATGAACTGGCGGATGTGCTGGGGCTGCACGTCCTCCAGGGGTGCGCCCTCGAAAAACTTCAGCACCCAAGCGCGCTCGATCTCATCGCTGCGCTGGCTGCTGGGGGCTTTCGTTGGGACGATCAGCTCAAAATACTTCGCCACCATGTAATCCACGGTCATCACGCCGCCGGCGGGCGTCTTGCGGCTCGTGAGTTCGGCCCATTTCTGGACTGCGAGCGCGTAATCCGATCCGAGCGGTATCTCGCGGCGCGGCCTGGCGCCCGTGTCCAGGTAGTACCAGACCTTCTGCCCGCGCTCGCGCGCTCGCATGCCCTTCGGAAGATTCAGCCAGCGGCTTGGCGTGCGTCCCATGTCAGACTCCAGTGACGCGCGGCGTCCAGCGTTGCGGCGCTGGCTGCGCCTCCTGCTGGCCCGCGATGGCCCCGCGCGTCACCACCGGATGCCCGGTGGCGTTGACGCGAAACGGTATCCCCGACGTGCGCAGCCATTCAATTTGCCGGCCCTTGAACTTGCGCCCCGTCAGGGTCACGAGTTCGTCGTCGGTGAGGAAAAGCGGCGCCATCATGCAGCCACCATCCTTTCCATCCGCCGCCATGCGCCCTTGCCGAACATGGCATCCACCACCGCCCGGCGCGCGCTGCGCATTTGCAGGGGCGTGCTGGCGTCGATGATGGCCTGCGCGACGCCCAGGGCGTAGGCGACCAGCTCCAGGCCCGGGGCATCGAGGTTGTAGCGCCCGTCGCTTTCGCGGCGGTCGGAGCAGAGCTGCATGGCCTCCTGCGCGCGCTCGATCGCGCTGGCCAGCGTGGCGTCGATCTCCAGCGCGCGCACTTTGCAAATGTTGAGCGTCATGGCGACGTGATCGAAGTCGGCCTGATCGGCTTCGCCATCCCGCAGGAGGTCGAAGCGGGACAAGGTTTTCAGATGCGCGCCGGCCTTTTCGTCCGGGTCGTGGGGCCTGGCGTTGTCGAGGATGTAGAGCGGCGTCAGCGGCGAGCTGGCGCGGGTTTTGCTCGGCGCGTGCTTGCGGCGCGCGGCGCGGCGTTGGGCGCGGTTCATGGGTTGGATCGTCATTGCGCCTCCCCCTTGCTGGCGCTCTCCCAGGGCGGCACTCGATTCGCCATTCTTTTGACCAGCTCGCGCCGGTTCGTCGGCCGGCCGCCGGCTTCTTTGTACGCGAACCAGGCCCAGCGCGGCAAGGCGCGCAGTAGGCCGACGCCGATCCCGGCGGCGCCCAGGACACCCAGGGCGCACACGATGGCGCCGACCCACCAGATGAACGTGTTGGCGGTGCTCATACTGCGCCGCCTTTCGCCACCGCCCATTCGATCCAGCATTGTCTGGAGTCGGGTATCTTTTCATTTCCGCAAATGATGTCGAATGGTCTGCGCTGCCCTGTTTTCTCAGTGTGCGGACAATCCAATCCGCGCACGCACGGGTGCGATTTAAATACAGCGGCAAGAGCATCTCGCTCCGCTTGCGCTTGTTCCAGCGCGGCCAGCAGGGCGGGCACGTCGGCGCGGGCGCGGGCGATGAATTCGGCGTCCGCTATTTGATCCTTGGAAAAATGGGCTATGTACTCATCGTCGTGGCCTTCTTGTTCCACGTAAACCGTTGCGCCCCAAAAACTGTCGTCATCGCAGGAGCATGTAATCCACGGCCCCGGCGTCGCGGCATCGCACCGCGCCCGGATTGCGTTGAGTTCTTGCGCTGTCATGCGGCCTCCCTCCCAATACCCGGCGCGCGCAAGGCGCGGATGGCGTCGTCCGACACGCGCATGTAGATGCCGTCGTGAACGAACTCGGTGAATTTGCGCAACTGCTCGACCTGATTGCCGGCGGCGTCGCGGATCATTTGCTCGACGGGCTTGCCCTTGCCGATCTGCGCCAGCGAGCAGCCGTGCAGGCGGTCGAAGTTCTCGACAATCTCCGGCGTGTTGATGCTGGCGCCCAGGCAGGCCATGAAAGCCCGATCCGTGTAGGCGGCGGGCAGCGGCAGGCGCTCGACGGGTTGAGCCGCGTCAGCCATGCCCCACCTCCTTGGCGATCACGATCTCCATGCCCACGCGGTGCGCGACGTGCATTTCCAGGTGCGCCCCGGCGGAACGCTGCCAGCCGTCGAGCAGCGCCAGCGTGTCGCAGTCGAGCAGCGCCCGCAGGTCGTTGCGCATGCACTGGTGCCAGCCGGTGGCCGGGTCGGGGTTGAGGTCGGCGGGGTTCACCACCTCGTAGCCCAGCGCCCGCAGGCGGGCCGCCTCGGCGTTGAAGGCCGGAAAATTCAGATCCGGCAAGCCGGTCATGGGGCCGCTGATGTAAATGCGCTTCATGCGGCCTCCATGACTCGCACCCCCAGGCGCGGACTCAGGCGCTGTAGGCAGCACTGCGCCAGCGCCAGCAATTCGGCGCTGCCGACTTCAAAGCCGGGGTCGGCGATGAGGCGGGGCCAGTCGCTCGGGCGCATCACGCAAGCATCCGGCGAGACCTCCTGCACCCGCTCGCCGCCCAAGTCGTAGCTGACGAGCCAGCGGCGGCCGAGCAGGCTGGGCGCTGCGCTGGCCTGCTTCGGGGTGACGTAGCCGCCCGTCTTGCGGATGGATGGCAGCACTTCGCCGGTGACCCACTTGGAAAACGCGAGAGCTTCCGGCTTGCGCGAGCGCAGCACGAGCCGGTACAAGCCAGACTCGTTGATGATGGTGACGCGCCGGGTTTGTTCTGTTCCATTTGAGCTGATACCCACAATCTGGGTATCGGCTTTCTGATGGGTACCCAGAATGCGGGTACCCTTTTCAGCATCGCGGTAGCCCAGCGCGGCGCACACGTCGCTGGCGACGAACCAAGGCTCGCCATCGCGCACGATGACGCGCACGACGCGCTCGCCGAAGTTGAACGGAGTGGGCTGCGCCGATGCGCCCAAGGCAAGCGCGCTCATGCCGCACCCCCCATCTTGGCGAACAGGCGGGCCAGCAAGCCTTTGCGCGGCGCGGCGGCTCTGGGTTGGGTGACCGGCTCGGGTTGCCAGTGCTGGCGGTCGAACAGCGCCTCGCGGTGAATTTCGGCGGCGCGGAAGGGGTCGATGCGGTTGCGCGGGGTGGCGGTGGCCATGATGCGGCTCCAGTTGTGCTTTGCGAACAACTGCCGACCACGCTCTCACACGGGGGCGGCAGCCCGGACGGGTGTGAGAGACCGGCGCACAGGCGGAGCCATCAACCGGTAGGGCTTGCGCCCTCCCATCCGGGCCGCCATAACTGGGGCCACGAAAGAAAAAGCCGCAAGACTTGCGGTTGCGGCTCTTCGCCGCCTGCGCTGTCGGACTCTCACATCCGATCCCCGCCTTTTTCGCAGGGACGGGCGCAGTGTAGCCGCGAATAGCCGAACGTGCAACAATGCGGCGCATGACCGCCGTTGCATTCGACACCCTCGCCTTTGCCGACAAGCTCAAAGAGTCGGGCATGCCGCCACAACAGGCGGAGGCGCAGGCGCGCGCCATGGCAGCGGCGCTTGACGCCTCACGCCAAGACTTGGCAACAAAGGCCGACATCGACTTACGTTTCGCCAAGATCGACGGCGAGTTGCTCCTGCTCAAATGGATGCTGGGCGTGGTCGTGGCCGGCGTGCTGGCGCTGGTCATGAAGGCGTTCATGCACGCCTGAGCGCCAGCGTCGCCGAATGTGCATCTGTCGATGAATCGCTCCATCACGCATTGACCGTTCATGCGGCCTCCTTCAGTTTGCAGACGGTGCCGTTTTCGACCCAATGGGCGGCCACGGTGGCGGGCAAGATCGCGGGCAGCGCCTTGAGCGTGCCGAAGATCAGGGCGGTGTTGATCTCGCCGCCCTGCGCCAGGGCATCCAGCCACGCAATCAGATCGGCGCGCCCAGGCAGGTCGAGCACGTCGAGGCGGTCGAGCACCAGCACCTTGATGCCCGACAGGTGCGCCACGGCCTCGGCCAGCATGGCATCGGCGCGCCACTGCTCGGACTCCGACAGCAGCGCGTAGGGGCGGCCAGCGGCCAGCACCTGCATGTCCCGCGCCACGGTCACGGCGGCCCATTGCGCGATTTCGGCGGCCTCGGCCAGCCGCGCATTCAGCGGCCCCAGCGCCTCATTGAGCATGTCGCCCGGAATGCCGTCCGGCGCCAGCGCGTCGGCAATGGCGCCCCACGCCAGCGCGGACTGGTGCGCGGCCAGCGCCTGGGCGGTGCTGGCGTCGGCCTGGGCGGCCTGCCGCTCGGCGCTGCGCTGCGCTTCCAGATGGGCGGCGATCTCGCCGCGCCCGGCCTGAGCGGCGCGCAGGTGCGCGCGGGCGGCGTCGATCTCGGCCTCGCTCGGCGCGTCGCCCGCGGCGGCTTCCAGTTCGACGACGGCCTTGGCCGCCGCGTCCGCCTCGGCCAGGTCGCGCCGGTCGTTGGCGACGGCGCTTTGCAGCAGCTGCAGGGCTTTCTCGTGCTCGGGCAGGTTGGCCAGCGCCTCGATGTCGGCGGCCTCGCCGTCGCCGATGGCGCCGTGCTCCGTCGTGTAGCGGTCCAGCGCCGCGTTCGATGCCGCGAGCTGCTGGCGCTGCTGCGCGTCCATGTCGCCGAACGGGATCGCCATGCGCAGCGACTCATTCAGGTGGTGCGCCAGATCGTGCACAAGGCCGACCTTGCGGCCACCGGCGGCGCGCCGGCGCGTGTCCTCGACCTTGGCCGTCCAGACGTGGAGCTGATCCTCGTCCTGCGTCAGCTTGTCGGAAATGCGCGCGTAGCGCCCGGCCTTCTCGCGCAGCTCGGCCAGCCGCTTCACGGCTGCGGCGTGGCGCTGCTGGTCGGCCTGCAATGCGCCCAGGCACTGGTTGGCGGCGGCCAGCTCGGCATCCGCGGCGACCAGGCGCTGGCGCAGATCGGCCGGCGCGGCGGCGTTGAAGGCGGGCTTTGCGGCGGCCCACGTCGCGGCCTTCTTTTCGCCGTAGGTCTCGCCCGTGATCGCGTGCCACGCCGCCTTTTCGCCGCGCGCCTTGGCCTGCGCCTCGGCGTGCCCGGCATCGAAGCCGGCGCGCAGCAGCGGCAGGATGGCGTCGGCCTTCTTGTCGTCGCAGCCCTTGTCCAGCAGGCGCCGCTTCACCTCGGTGGCGCCGGCGCCCAGCCCCATCAGGCGGAACAGGAAGGCGCGGCGCTCGTTGGCCGCCATGCGGGCGAATCGCTGCGCATCCAGCACGCAGGGCAGGGCGGCGGGCGGCGCGTAGTCGGCCAGCGACGTGGTTTTGCCGCTGGGCAGCGCCACGCAAGCGCGCGCGCCGCCCTCGATGCCGACCTCGGCGAAGCCGCTGCCCGCGCCCTCGGTCACCAGTTGGCCGTAGTGCTTTTTCAGATCGACGCGCACGGCCTCGCCGGTGAGCGCCATGCGCACGGCCTCTTGCAGGCTGGATTTGCCCGCCCCGTTGCGGCCCGCGAACAGCGTCACGGGCGTGGTGAGCTGCACCTCGGCGGCGCGGATGCCCAGGAAGTTCTGGACGTTGATGCTGGTGAGCTTCATTCGTCCGCCCCCTCGCTGCCGCCGTGCGCCTGCCACCATTCGGTGTCGTGCTCTTGGTGCCACGCCTTCCAGCCGATGATCCACTCGATGCACAGCGCGCCGGGCATCACGGGGCAGTCGGATTGCGGCTTGCCCTCGCTGGCGGCCACGTAGCCATCGGCGTGGGCCTGCTGCAATTCGGCCTCCAGCGGCTGGTGACCGATGGCCTTGACCTCGGCTTCGATCACGCCGCCGTCATCGCCGCCGCCCATGCCCTTGCCGTCGCCGTTCGGGTCGTATTCGTGGCCCAGATCCATCGCGCGCTGATCGGCCTCGCCGCGCACCTTGTCAATGCCGCCGGTGTACTGCGCCGGGTTGGCGACGACCACAATCACGGCCTTGCCGCTGGCCTCGTACAGCTCTTGCAGGTTGGGCGCGGCGCTGCTGAACTTGACCACGGCCTTGACGCCGTCCTTGATCGTGATCTGGTCCAGGTCGCCGGCCACCACCACGCGGCCCTCGCTGGCGATCAGGTGCACGGCCATCTTCACGTTGTCTTCCACGCGCCGGCGCAGGCGGTCGATCACGTCGTCCTGCTTGGCCTGCGATGTTTTTGCCCAGACGTCGGGCAGGAGCTTGATTTCGGTGACCAGCGCCGAAAGCAGGTCTTTGCCGACCGTATCGGCGGTCATGCTCATGATGGTTTTCGCGTCGTCGTTCATGCTTGGTTTTCCTCTTGTTGATCGGTTGCGGCGCAGCCTGGCGGCTTACTCCATATCGGCGGCTGCGGCGCGCTCGCGGCGGGCGCGCTGGGCGGGTTGCGGCTGGCCGGCTCCGGCGGTTTCGCTGCTGGCGCGAATGGCGGCCAGTTGCTGGGCCGCGAGGCGGTTGAGTTCGGCCTGCTGCTGGGCGTCGGGCACGGCTTCGATGAACCCGCGCGCCATGTCCAGCGTGTCGGTGTCTTTTGATGCGCCGATGGCGTCGGCCACTTGGGCAAAGGTCATGGCCTGGGTGGCTTCCGTGATCTCGCCGGTTTGGCTGTTGACCGTCGCGCCGGCCTGCTCGACGATCTCGGCAGCCGGCACCGGGCCGGCGGGCGCTCGACGCAATTCGCTGATCGGCGTCGGCGTCACGGTGCCATCGGCAGCAACGTCGAACGTCATCAGGTCGCGCGCTTCTTCCGAGGTCTGCCCCATGCCCATCACGATGTCGGGCGCGTGGACGTTGCCGAAGTAGCTGCCGGAGCGGTAATAGAACATCAGCGTCCGCATTTCGGTTTGCCACTTGGAGCCCGGCTTGCCGTACCAACCTTCCTCAACCGCCATGCGCATGGTCACGGGGGCCGACTCGATCACCGGCACACCCAGCGCCTTGTACAAGTCGAGCATGCGGTTCGGGTACTGGCGCAGCTGGTCGGCGGTGATCGCCGGTTCCGGGTAGCCCTTGGGCAGCGCCCAGGCGATGCACTCGATGTTTTCCACCTTCACCTTGCGCTCGGTGAAGATCGGGCGGCGGGCCTGATCGTCCCAGCCGGTTTTTTCCTTGTACGCGGCTTCGATCGGCCCCAGGTTGCGCATCTGAAAGCGCAGCGGCGTGAAGCGCCCCGATGCGTTGATTGCGGCGATGACGAACTTGCCTGACCAGCGCAGCTTGCCCTCGATCATGTCGGCGTTCTGCATCACAGCCGTGATCGACATGCGCACGGCGCGCGCAACCTCGATTGCGACAAGGCAGTTGCCGATGGCATTGGGGTTCTCGACCCATTTCTCGTCGCGGCCCACCTTCTTCAAGTTGAAGGCCCGGAACTGCGCCGGCACGGCGTCGCTGCTGGCGTACGCTTTGGCGATCCGGTTGGCGAGCGCGAAACCGCGCTCGGTGAACATATCGACCGCCTGATCGGAGATGGCGGCCAGATTCATGGGTTGCCGCATGGTGGCAAGCGTGGTTTGCTGGGTGGTTTCGGTGGCGTTCATGGTCATTGCTCCTGGGTTGCTGAACGTTTGTTGCGGTTTTGCTCGGTGCGGCTCGCCCATCGACAGTTGCCCGGCTCGTAGTGGCCGTTGCTGTCGATCCGGTCAAGGCTGGTGTCTGGAGGGCGCTCGCCCATCGAGGACAGGAAGGCTTCAAAACTGCCTTGCCATGCGGCGCAGACCGTGATGCCGCGCCCGCCGTAGTCCTTGAACTGGCGATGCTTGCTGTCAGCGCAGCGGGCCAGCATGGCCCGCCATGAGTTGTAGGTAGGCGACCTGTAGAGGCCGTGCGCCGTTTTTTTGGCCCGCATCTTCTCGGCGCGAACGCAACCGCATGAAGTCGTTTCGCCCTTGCGAAGCGACTGCGAACGCACGGCGACTTGCCGACCACAATCGCACCGGCAGACAAAGGCCGTGGCGACTCCGATGCGCGTTTTCTCGCGCACAGTCAAACGCCCGAAGCGCTGGCCAACGAGGTCGATGAAAGTGCTCATGCGGCGCCGGCTCACTTCCTGAACTTGCAGGTTTGGAAAGCTGCACAGTATTTTTCGTGACACATCATGCTTTTCGGGTTCCCGAAAAAGTGCCCGCCATGAATGAGCCTGGCGGCGTGCTCCAGCACGCCGGGCGTCTCGCCATCGCCCAGCAGCACCTCGCGCGCGCCGGCGATCTCGCCCGTGCCCACGCGCTGCGAGGCGGGCGTCTTGGCGGTGTTCATGCCGATGATTTGGGCCGGCGCGCTGATCTGCACGCCGCTGGCGTGCTCGGCCAGCAGCTCGTAGACGCCCATCTGGTAGGCGTGCCCGGCGGTCTTCACGTTGCCATCGGCGCCAACGGCGGCCTTGCCGGTTTTCAGGTCGCAAATGGACAGCCCCTCGGCGGTCTCGCGCACCCGGTCGGTGGTGCCGGTCAGGATCAGGCCGAGGTCGCTGATTTCCAGGTTGTCGCACCGCACCTCGACCGCCGTGTAGTTCTGCCGCGGCGCGATGACCTGGCAGTATTTGGCGTGCAGGGCCAACGCGATCTTCTCCACGTCCTGCGGCGTTTCCTCATCCCACACCACGTCCTCGCCGGGGTGGTGAATCGCGTCCACGGCGGCGGCGGCGGCCTCGTCGATGGTGATGCCGGTGCCGTCGATGGCGGACTGATCGAACGCGGCGGTACTGGCGTGCACGGCCTTGCCGAGCATCGCCTTGCCGCTGGACGGCGTGCGCCGGCCTTCGAGGTGGGTGGCGGCCCACGAAGCCGGGCAGTCGAACAGCCTGCCCAGGCTCGATGCGCGGATGGTGATGGGGGTCATTTGCTGGTGCTCCTGTCGTTGAAAAAAATGGCCGCATGGCGCCCGGCGCCGGCCTGGGCGATGGCAAGCTGCGGCTGCGCCTCGCGCAGGCACACCAGCGTGCTGCCGTCTTCCCACTCGAACGGCTGGCCGCCGCAGATTTGGCCGGCGGCGATGTCGCGGCGGATCAGCGCGGTATCGGTGGGGGCGACGGCGTCGGCGGGGCGGCCGCCCAGCCACTGGCCAACGATGAAGATCAGGGTGACGACGAGCGCCGCGAGGGTGTAGGTTTTGACGAGGTTCATGCCGCGCCTCCGGTGGCCTTGGCGATGGCGGCGCGGGCGCGGGCGATTTGATTCAGAGTCGATTTCACGTTCTGCTCCGCCCATTCCATCCGTTCCGCAGCACGGCTGACCTCCGCATGCTCGATCAGGCACAACGCTTCTTCGCAATTGCCAGAGACATCTCCTGCGTTACTGGCTGCTGCGCGAACCTCGCGGATCGCACGGTCGATTTCTAGGCTCATGACCGCACCTCCGGGAAACCAAACGCTTTCAACGCGGCCCTGCCGGCGTCCAGCGACCGGCGCTCTTGCTGGTGCAGGTGCTCCAGGTAGCGCCGGGCCAGCTCATCCATTGCGGCGATCCGAGCCTCCGGGTTGGGCGTCATGCCCAGCGCCAGCGCCAGCAGTTCCGGCGCGCCCATGATGCGGGCGTTGTCGTAGTCGATCTTGAGGGCGTCGGCGTCGTGGTGGGCGTCGTAATCGCGGCGCCCGCCGTCGTAGGCTTGCTGGCCGATGCACTCCGAGCAGAGCCAGTCCGCGAACGTCTCGGCATCGCACAGCGCCGCGTTACGCTCGTGCTCGATCTCGGCGGCGGTCATGAAGCCCGCCTCGTGGCGCGCCAGCGCCTGCCGGGCGAAGCCTTCCGCAGCTCGGTCGGCCACGGCGCATAGTTCGGTGAGTTGCATCTTCCTGTCCTTCTCGGTGTCGCGTTGTTCGATGGCTGAACTTTAGCAAATGCGAAAATTAAAGGCAAGCAAATGCTAAACGTCCGAGCGTTTAAGTCAGGTATGGCAACCAATCCGCCAGCGTGACGAGCGGCGCATGGGCGCAAAAAAACCCGCACGAGGCGGGCTTGGAACCTTCAGAAGGGGAAGAAGATGATCGTTGTGAGCGGGGATCTAGTTGTGAGACGCGAGGCGGGTGCTTGACCGGGCGCGCCGGCTATTCGTCCGACACCTGCTTTTTGTGGCGGATGGCGTAGTACCCCATGCCGCCAACAAAGCCAACGACGACCTTGGCGAAGTCAAGCACCAAGGCAGATTGACCGACGAACATGGCATACGCCGAAAAAACGAGGAGCCCCGCGAGGGCCAGCAACATGAAGTTCTGGCGCGTGCGCTGGCGCTTGGTGAGCTCTTCCCGTTCGTGCTTTCGGTCGCGCTCTTGGGCCTCGATGCTCTGTTGCGCGACAGTCCTGTTGAGGTTGATCTCAGCGCTGTCGCGCTCCACTTCCTTTAGCCTCACCGTCAACTCGTGCTTCTGAACTGATAGCAGTTCCTTTAGCGTTTCCTCGGTGAGCGCAGGAAGCGAATTGGGCCTTTGGGGTGGCTGACTGTTAGCCATTCAGTACCGGCTTGAAGCGCGCTCTGGTGTACCGCACATCAAAGAACCCGAACCCTCGCTCGCCGGGGAACGGGGCGACGAACCTGGCCTTGGCGATCAACGTTGGCGCCTCGGCTTGCAGCCTCAGGTACTCTTTCGCGGACAGTTTTTCGCTGCGCACGGGGCGCACGTCAACCGTGAAGGGTTTCCCCATCTTTGCGTCCTCGCGGGTGTGTTTGCAGGAGTTGGACTGTACCACGGGCAGATCGTTCCCCGCCTCGCCCCTCCATCCCCCTCCCTGCCTCCGGTGCGGTCTTTGTGTCTGCCCGGATGGGCGCGGAGCGGGGAGGGCGCTATGGCGATAGAGGGGGTAGGTGAATCGGGCCTGTACTCTGCCGGCAGGCTGCCTACTGCGCCGGCGGTAGCGCGCCCACGCCGGGCGCGAAGAGCTGCGGTTTAGAGTTGATCTACATCAACTAGCAGCCGGGAATGACACACGGGCAAGAGGGGCGGGGTCTTGTTCAGCAGCTTTGCGGTACGATGGGGTGCCTGTCACTCAATGAGGTCGTGAACGTGTACCCCGTAGGCTTTCCGGGATGGAAGATCGCGGCCAAGCTGGGCGTCACGCTGGTGGTGCGCGTGCGGGTCTTTCACGATGAAGAATCCGGTTCTTATTGGGCACAAAGTTCCAACCTCGATGGACTTGTGGTGTCTGGCGCTACGCTGGACGAGGTGAAGTCAGAGGCCATCGCCGCTGGCGAAGCGTTGCTTTCCTTGCAACTGGACAAAAGGCCGCACCCAACAACCGCCCTTTTTACGTACCGCGAGAGCGCCCTGCTTTCTGCCTGAGGTTTTCCCGTGAACGGTTGATACGCTCATCAACATGGTTGCCGCCGCGGGCCTTCATGTTGAGCTGCGCGTGCTGGAGGCCGCCTGACAGCCCCTAGTGCCTAGCCGAACACCGGCTTGACTCCCGCCCTGGCTCGCTGTTGAAAGTATTGACGGCCGCGCCAACCCCGTAAAGCAAAAAGAGAACAAAAACGCCGCCTATGAGAATATCTTTTCTTAGTGTCGGAGCCTTGCCCTTTCTTGCCCATTGTTTTGGATAAATTAAACCGGCAATCGTAAATAGGGCGACAACAACCTCCAAGACAATAACGGCATCGCCAATAAATCCAATCACTTAACCTTCCTCCATTTAGTAGCAAAAAAATTCGGGCGCCAGTCGCACCCCTCGCGTGCGGCTTGGGCTTGTATTTGTTTGTCGATGTCGCCGGCCTTCACGTCGGGCGTGAAGCCGGATTGCAGCGACCGCGCGCAGGGCAGCTCGTAGCGCGGCGCGGCTTGGTAGTCTAAGTCCAGCATCCCCCGGTGCTCGGCCTCCGGGTCTCTGATCTCGATGGTTTTGCGGCAGTAATGCGCCACGCCGCCGCCCGCGTGGGAGGCGACGAAGCAGCCCAGCGTGGCCGCCACCGCATCCTGATCCACCGCCAGGCGCCCGCCCGCGTGCACCAGCACGCCCTTGATGTGGTCCAGGTGTTGCAGCAGCGCCACGGCCAGATCGGCCTGCGCGGGCGTGGCGCCGAACGCGGCGCGGTAACGCTTGATCTTGCCGATCGCGGCCTCGGTGAATTCGTCGGCCTGGGCCGCGATTTCGAGGGCAATGGGGAACAGATGGGAAGGGGAGGAAACGAACGCTACAACAATCACACGACTTCCACTCTGGCGATCACGACGCCGCAAATCTCGGCATCGCTGCCCATCTGGGAAATTCGGTTCGGCCAGGCCAGATTGATGGCCTCCAGCATCTGGATGCCGCCATCGACCAGCAGGCGCCGGAACGCGGCTTCGTGCGCGCCGGGCAGGCACACCACCACCGGGGAGCGGTGCATGGCCTGCCGGTCAGGATCCACGAAGATCAGGTCGCCATCGTCGAACGATGGCTTGTTGCCGGGGCTGCTCATGGCGTCGCCCTTCACGCGCAGGGCGTAGGTGCGCGGGCCGTGCTTGACGGGGCAGGCGAGCCAGTCCTCGGCGGTGCCGGGGTCTGATGTGTCGCACCAGTTTTTGGCAAACGCCCACGAGATCAATGGGACGCAACGAGTGACGGCGGCAGAAGCTGCGGCGTCGCCGCCGGGCGTGTCCAGCCAACCGACGGGTTTGCCCGCGCCGTGCTCGATCTTGCGCGCCACCTTTTCGCCCAAGTTCCGGTAGCCGCCCAAGTACTGCCCGAGCTGGGCTGGCGACACGCCAACCTTGGCGCTCAGCGCAGTTTGACCGCCGAATTCGGTGATCAGCCTTCTGAGTTGGGCGGTTCGCGTGCTTCCCATGAGAGTTACAAAAGTTTAGCAAACGCTTAATGCGCAATTGCTTGACTTTGAATTTCGCATTTGCTAAAGTCATGCGCATGGAACTTACGGACTACATCAGCAGCGGGCGCGGCAATGCGGCGCGCATCGCAACCGCGCTCGGGGTCAAGGCGGCCTATGTCTCGCAGATCGCATCGGGTCATCGCAGGGCTTCTCCCGTGAGGGCGGTGCAGATCGAGGAGTTGACGGGAGGCGTCGTCACGCGCGCCGAACTCCGTCCGGACGATTTCTGGCGCATCTGGCCCGATCTGGCTCATGACTGACGCGAGCATCGGCGCCCGGCACGACCAGCGCCAGGCCATCCGGCCTGCGGCGAAGGAGGCGTGATGCCGACTCAGAGCGGACCGGATTCCCCCCAGTCGAGATCGTGGTCGGCCCGTACTGAAAACACGGCCGATTTCGTAGCTGTGAAAGTGCGTTCGTCGGAGAGCTGCAGGCCGCTGATGACCACCTTGGTTGGCCGCCCAAGCAACTCGGTGAGCGCCTTCGCCACGCATTCCTCCATCGCAGCGATGGAGTGTTTTTTGAAAAGGTTTTCCGACATGAACAAGCCCTTGATGAAGTTGCGCGCAATGCGCGAGGTGTATGCGCTGCCCCCGTTGTCCGAGGCTGCGGAGGCGATCTTCGCCGATGTGCTGGAGGGTTGCCGCATCGATCAGATCGTCGATGCGCTGGACTGCTGGACGCGCAAAGCCAACCGCTTTCCGGCGCCAGTGGAGATTCTTGAAGTGATGCGCCAACGGCTGCGCGCCAACGCCGCCGCCGCGTCGCAGCGAAGCGTCGAAAGGGCGCCGCAGCTTGATCGTCGTTGAGGCTTTCATTCCAAAAATTTTTACCCACCCAACGCGACAACACGGGGCAAACGATTTGACACGAGGTGACCAGATGGAACTCAGGCTGCTCAGACCCGAAATGCTGCAAGTCGATGCGCGTGTCATCGACGCGCTACCCAGCATGACCGCCGCCATCCGGCTGTGTCAGCAACTGTCGGGGCTGCCCGACAAGGCGTTTTACGGCAAAGGCGGGATTGTCTCCGATGCGGCGCAGTGGTCGCGCATCACGCACAGCGGCCAGCACAACTTCCCCCAGGACAAGTTCGTTCTGTACCAAGAGATATGCGGCAACCCTGTGCCCACGATGTTTTCGGCCCGCAAGCTTGGCTACGGGCTGGTGCCGCTGGAAACCGAGATGGAGCGCCGCCTGCGCATCGAGCGCCAGAAGGCCGAGGAACTGGAGCGCGAGAACGCGCTGCTCAAAAAGCTTTTTACAGGAAGGGGCGCGTGATGCGCGAAAACGACATTCTTGAGAGCCGCAATTTCGGCCAGGCGCGCCGCCGGGCGCCGAAGCGCCACCGGGCCGCCGCGAAGCCGCGCGCGCGCCCGATCAACAACATGACCACCGGCGGCGTGTACGACGGGGCCGATCTGCGCCCCTTTGATGGCCGCCCCGGCGCGCTGGATGCGCTGGAAATGCCCAGCCGCATGGGCAAGCGGCTGATCTACCGCGACGGGCGCACCGAGGGAGTTCAATCATGACCGGGTTCGTCATCTCCAGCCTGTGCTGGTTCGGTTTTCTGTTCGTTACCCGCATCTACCTGCTGGCCCGCGACACGTCCATGAAGGGGCCGGAAAAAAACGGCATGGCCCTGGGCGTGCTGACCAGCGCCGCTTGGGTCGGCTGGGCCGTCTGGCTGCTGGCGCGGGGTGCGTGATGCAACCTTGGCAACTGATCCACGGCGAATGCCTGCCGGCGCTGATCGCCATGCCGGACAACAGCGCCGACGCCGTCATCACCGATCCGCCGTACAGCAGCGGCGGTTTCTCGCGCGACGACAAGAGCGCCGACCCCGTCATCAAATACACCCAGACCGGGGTCTCCGGCCGCTTCCCGTCGTTCGGTGGCGACTCGCGCGACCAGCGCAGCTATCTCGCATGGTGTTCGCTGTGGATCGCCGAATGCGTGCGCATCCTCAAGCCGGGCGGGTATTTCATGGCCTTCACCGACTGGCGGCAACTGCCGGTGATGACCGATGCCGTGCAGGCCGGTGGCGTGTTCTGGCGCGGCATCGTGGCATGGAACAAGGGCGCCGGGGCGCGTGCGCCGCACAAGGGCTATTTCAAGCACCAGTGCGAGTTCGTCGTCTGGGGCACCAAGGGCGCTGCCGTGGTGGCCGAGCACGACGGGCCGTTCGATGGCTGCATTCATGCTGTGGTCAGGCAGGCCGATAAGCACCATCTGACCGGCAAGCCGACCGCGCTCATGGGCGAGCTGGTGCGGCCTGTCGTGCCGGGCGGCGTGATCCTGGATCCGTTCGCGGGCAGCGGCACGACAGGGGTGGCTGCAGTCCTCTCTGGCCGGCGCTTCATCGGCATCGAGCGCGAAGCTGCCTACGCGGACATTTCGCGGCGACGACTGGCCGATGCCGCTGGCACGTTCGGCCTGGGCGCCGCGCCCTTGCGGCAGGCGAGATTTGACGAGCTGGAGGCAGCGTGACATGGCTCTACGTACCCTCGAACTGTGCTCCGGCGTGGGCATGCTCGGAGAAGGATTGCGCGCCGGGCTCGGAGTCCTGGGCATCGAGACTCGCGCCGTCTGCCACGTCGAGCGGGAAGCTTATGCCGCCGCCGTTCTGGCTGCGCGCATGGAAGAAGGCAGCCTGGATGCGGCGCCTGTCTGGTCTGACCTGCTCACATTCGACGCTGGCGCATGGCGCGGCGCGGTGGATTGCGTCGTTGCAGGCTTCCCCTGCCAAGACCTCAGCGTTGCGGGCAAGCGTGCTGGGCTTGACGGCGAGCGAAGCGGCCTGTTCTTCCGCGTGCTCGACATTGCCGACGATTGCGGCGCGTGGTGCCTCTTTCTGGAGAACGTCGGCGGCATCGCTTCTGCCGCCGCCTCCGCTGTGGACGAAGCCGAAGGCGCGCTCGAAGAACGCGCCGCCGCCCGCGTCGTGGGGGAACTGGCCGACCGCGGGTGGGACGCGGAATGGATCACTCTTTCAGCGTCCGACGTGGGCGCCAGCCACGGGCGAGCGCGATGGTTTTGCCTTGCCTGGCGGCGCGTGGCCGACGCCGGACACGGGGCACGAACGGATCAACCGCTCGCGGTCGCCGAATGCCGCCGAGCGCCCCACGATTGCATTGGCGGCGAAGACGTGGGCCACGCCACGGGCGACGGACGGCGAGAAGGGCGGCCCGAACTGCCGGGGCGGCAGGGGCGATCCGATTCTGGCGGGGCAGGCGGTGCAATGGCCGACGCCGAACGCGCACGACGGGCGCAGGCCGGGCGCAGACCTGAAATCGACCCAGGGCGCGAACCTGAGCCGCGATGCGGCGCTGCGGCCGACCCCGGCCAGTCGGGATTACCGCTCGCCCAACAGCGCGAGCTTGGCGGATCGCGGCGGCGGGGCGAAGGGCGAGCAGTTGCCGAACTTCGTGGCGCACCACTTTTCTTTGCCCCCGGCCCCGCAGACCCCCGATGGCTCGCAATCCTCGCTCAGCGCCCCGAACTCGCCCCGGCGCTTGAACCCGGTTTTTGCAAGCTGGTTGATGGGCTGGCCTTTGACATGGACGATAGCCGAGCCGCGCGCCTGCGCTGCATCGGCAACGGCGTTGTGGCGGCTGCGGCTGCGGCGGCTGTTGTTGAGCTGGTATGCCGTGCCAGAGGCATGGCGGGAGGCAGCGTGACGTGAACTACTACGAGCGCCCGAATAACATGCAAGCTCAACAACCACCAAGCAGGAGCTTTTATGACTGGCAACGATTGGAAGTGGCACGAGCAGGATGCCAAGGAGTCGATTGTGGTGCCGTCCGTTCAGGCGGTCGCAGTCTATGCAAACACGGACGGGGACATCGTGATCCGTCAACAGAATCCAATGGGAGAAGAAGATGCTGTGATCGTCGTGCCGCGATCCTCGGTCGGCGCCATCATCAAAGCACTGAAGGCGGAGTCCGCCAAGAAATAAACCGGGTGCGCCGTCATGCGCGCGCTTCCGATGGGAGGTGCGCATGAAACGCCCGGCGTTCCAGTTTTACCCGGCGGACTGGCGCAACAACTCCAACCTGCGACGCTGTTCGTGGGCCGCGCGTGGCGCGTGGATCGACTTGATGTGCCTGATGCACGACGCCGATGGCTATGGCGTGCTGCGCTGGGAGATGAAGGAGATCGCTCAGTCCATTGGCTGTCCGCTGTCTCTGCTCAAAGAGCTGCGCGACAAGGGCGTTCTCAAGGGCTGCGACACCGGGGTATGCGAGCCGTTTGTCTACACGCCGCGATCCGGTCGCAAGGATGGCGAACCGGTCACACTGATCCCCGGGCAATCCGGCCCCATCTGGTATTCAAGCCGGATGGTCAAGGATGAATACGTCCGCAACATCCGAGGCAGCGGAACGAGGTTCGGCGACCCGGAGGGCGCAGACCCAAAGGTGGCGCGCAATGCGTCACCAAACCATGCACCAAAGGGGGGCTTTGGTGCTGACTTTGATGCATCACCAAAGGCCGCACCAATCCGCCGAAAAGGTGACGGCCCTTCATCTTCTTCTTCATCTTCAATAAATACAAATACCGTTAACGGTAGTTACCCCCCCCCTGACAACCCGCGCGCGCCCGCATCGACCGCTGCCGAGGTGGGGGTTGACACGCCGCCGGTCGATGCCGGTGCGGCAGGGCAGGTCTGCCGGCGACTGCGCCGCGAGTGCGGCATCGGCGACGTGAACCCCTCGCACCCCAAGCTGCTGGCGCTGCTCGCGGCGGGCGCAGAGTGGCCGGAGTTCGCGGCAGCAGCGAAGGCCAGCGACGGCAAGGCCAGGCCGTTCGCGTACCTGCTGTCGGTCATCGAGGGCGAACGCCGCCGCGCCGCTCAGATGGCGAGCGCGGTGCACCACGGGCCGATGCACAACCGCCAGGAATCGCTGGAGCAGCGCAACCGCGAGGCCGCGCAGCGATGGGCCGCAAAGATGGAGACAGGCAATGCAACCGAGTGATTCCACGCGCTTTTCCGCGCTTTTCGCCGACGTCATGGCGTACTACCGGCAGGACATTTCCGACTTCATGCAGTCGCTGTTCTGGCAGGCGTGCCAGAGCTTCGATTTCGAGCAGGTGCAGGAGGCGTTCAGCCGCCACGCCAAAGACCCCGAGCGCGGGCAGTACCCGCCGAAGGTGGCCGATCTTGTGCGCATCCTGCAAGGCACGCCGACCGACCGCGCCATGCTGGCCTGGGGCAGGGCGCTCGATGCGATCAGCCGCGTGGGCGGCTACACCGACGTGGTGTTCGACGACCCGGCGATTCACGCCTGCATCGAAGACCTGGGCGGCTGGCCGAAGTTCTGCCGCACCGACCTGAAAGACCTGGGCTACCTGCAACACCGTTTTTGCCAGGCGTACACGGCCTACACGGGCCGGGGCGAGTTCCCGTTTCCGCGCCTGCTGCCGGGCGACCGCTCGCCAGATTTCGAGTTCGAGCGCCGGGGGCTACCGCTGCCGCGCCCCGCGCTGATCGGCAACGCCGAGCGGTGCAAAGCCGTCTACCAAGCTGGTGTCGGCGGCGGGAAGGCTCCCATTGCGTACCTGCCGGTTGCCGCGCTGGCGTGTGACCGGCTGCTGGCCGCCGGCAATGCGTCCAGCTACCGCGCCCCGCAGGTGGCGGCGTGACATGCCCAGCCTGCGTACACGCGCAAACCAACCCGCGCCACGGCGGCTACCGGATGCAGTGCCTCCCGTGCTGCGCCCGGCTGGTGGCGTCCGCCAGGCCGTCACGGGCGCGCCAGGAGGCCATGCTGGCCGCCATCGCCCGCTACCCGGATGCGCCGCCACGGCAGGCGGTGCTGGACTGTCTGAGGCAGGGCTTTTCGGCGCCCCGCTCAGCCCCGCCGAGCGGGCCATTGCAGTCCGGCAGGGGCCGGCCGATTTGAATTTTTCGGGAGTAAAAATGATGCAGACCATCACCTTCACCATCCCCGGCGAGCCGGGAGCGCAGTACAGGCCAATCGCGGGATTCGACGGATACGCCGTCGGTGATGACGGATCGGTCTGGTCGCGCCGTTCGCTCAACGGTCAAGGCTACGGCCCTTGGCACCGGCTCGCCGGGTTCATCGCTCGTGGCTACTGGCGCGTCAATCTGCGGCGCAATGGCCACATCGAAAAGCGGTCAGTTCATCGCCTTGTGCTCGATGCCTTCGTCGGTGAGCAGCCGGAGTTGCAGGCTCGACACCTGAACGGCAAGCGCACCGATAACCGGCTTGTGAATCTGGCTTGGGGTACGGCGGCAGACAACGCAGTTGATCGCGAAGGCCACGGCAACACGCTGCGAGCAGAGGCGCACGGAATGGCAAAGCTGTCAGCCGATCAGGTTCTGGAAATACGAGAGCGGCTGGCGAGAGGTGATGTCAAAGCACAGATCGCCCGTGATTTCGGTATCGCACGAACAACGCTTCGTCACATCGATAGCGGGAAAAATTGGAGGGCAGTTGCATGAAGATCGAATTCGTGATCCCTGGCCCTCCCGTTGCAAAAGGCCGCCCGCGCTCGTTCGTGCGCAACGGGCGCGTCGGGCACTACACGCCCGACAAGACCGCCCGCTACGAGAACCTCGTCAAGCTGGCCGCGCGGCAGGCGATGGGCGATCTGCCGCCGGCGGATGGCCCGGTGTCGCTGGTCGTGTCCGCGTTCATGGGCATCCCGGCGAGCTGGAGCCAGAAGAAGCAGCGCGCGGCGGCGCTGGGCGAGGTCGTGCCGACCAAGCGCCCCGACCTCGACAACATCGTGAAAGCGATCAAGGACGGCGCCAACGGCGTGACGTGGCGCGACGACGCGCAGGTGGTGGACGTGCGCGCCAGCAAGCGATACGGCGCGCCGCGCGTTGAAGTGACCGTGAGGGCCGCGTAATGGATCGGTGGGAATTCGGCGATCCGATGGAAGTGGCGGCCCGCCGCCAGGCCGCTGCGCAGCGCCAGGAGCGAGCCTGCGGCCAGTGCGAGCGCAAGATCAGCATGGACTGGCGGGGGCAGACCCTGCACGCCTGCGGGCAGAAGCGCCGCACCTACGGCGTGCGCTGCGAGTTTTTCAGGATGAAGGAGAGCGCATGAAGGAAGCCCCGGTTTTTCGCAGCGTGGAGCAGGCGCTGCATTTTTCCTTCCTCATGGAGGTCGAGCCGGCGACGCAACAAAGCCAGATGCAGACGCTCATCGACCGCATGCTGGAGGAGCTGGGGCGCGCGCCGCAGCGCGAGCAGGGCACGATCAACTTTGGCGGCCTGACGGCGCTGGAAATCCGTGGGCAATGCGCCATGGTGCGCGGCGCGGTGGCGCACCGCCTGATTCAGCCCGAGATCGATGCGGTGCATGCGCGCTTCGGCGCCCGCGCGACGTGCCAGCCCGCCGGCGTGCGCGGCGTGCGCGACTACAGCCTGCCGCTGCTGTTCACTCAGCACGACAGCGCCACGCTGGCGATGGCCTGGAGCATCTACGGCGCGCAGCGCGATCGCGAGGCGCTGCCCTCGCGCCGCATCGCCGCTGAATACGGCCTTGCCAAGTCCACGGTGATCGCCGACACGGGCAGGATGCGGCGCATGGCGCGGATGCTGGAAGGCCGCGCGATCGAGCGCCTGACGCCCTCATTCGTGGCCGATGGGCTGGTGGCCGCCGAGGACGATGAATAGGCCGCGCAGCGCAGCGCCTGACCGCCTGCGCGGTGCTGTACAGTTGCGCCTTTTTTTCGGTGTAACTGGATGTAAGGAGGCGTTTTTCGATGACAATACTTCTCACCCCCCCCCCCCCCCCCCCGGGCGGGCCCCCCCCGCACCCCCACACCAAACCCCCGCCCCCCCGCGGCGGTGCTGTACAGTTGGCCCTTTTTTTCGGTTGAACCGGGGGTAAGGGGGCGTTTTTTGAAGAAAAAACTTCCCCCCCCCCCCCCCCCCTCCCAAGGGCGAACGCTCACGTAAGCCAGCATATAATCCTCGCCCCGCGCAGGATCGGGGGTGCAACATGAGCGCCGCACTTGCGAGTCAGCGCCCGTCAGTGCGCGGAAATAGGCTGCGGCACCAATTTCAGGCCCAGCGTGTGCATCACCTTGCAAACGGTGGCAAAACTGGGGTTGCCGCTGGGCGACAGCGAGCGGTACAACGCCTCGCGCGCCAGGCCCGTCTCGCGGGCAAGCTGCGTCATGCCGCGTGCGCGGGCAATATCGCCCAGCGCCGCCGCGAGCAGGGCCGGGTCATCATCTTCCATCACCGCCGCGAGATAGGCGGCAATCATTTCATCGCCGTCCAAGTAGTTGGCGGCGTCGAACACCGGAAGCTCGGAGACCTTGATTGTCTTGCTCATCGTTCAATCCTCAATCGTCTTTGCCATCGCCTTGGCGGCCTTGATGTCCGCCCTTTGCGTGGACTTGTTGCCGCCGCCCAACATCAGGATCAGCGTTTGTCCGCGCTGGGTTCCGTACATGCGCCAGCCGGGACCGAAATCCTCGCGCAGTTCAAGCACGCCATCTTCAAGCAGCTTGAAATCTCCCAGCAGGCCCATCTCCAATTTCTTCAGCCGTTTGATCAAGCGGGCGCGCACATGCACGTCGCGCAAGCCGCGCAGCCATCGGTCGAACTCATTGGAGTGGCGAACTGTGAACATGGCTTTATTGTAACCCATAGGTTACATGGCGCGCAAGTGGAATTACGGGCGGTGACCGCTGGAGGTGCGCGCCAGCCGGGCGGCGCCTCAGTGGTGGGCCGCTTTCTGGATGCGCTCGGGCAGGACAAAAACGACTTCCAGAAACAGTCGAATGAAGTCCACCAGCTCGCGCGCCTCATCCGTATTCGCTTCCAGCTCGTGCGCGGCCTCGTTGCCGGCCAGCCTGACCTTGTGCGCCCATTGGCGCATGCCTTCAGTGAGGAGGCCCTGCTCGCGCGCCTTATCGATGCGGGTCAGCAGAAGACCCTTATCGAAGCCCAGTCCCGTCAACGCCACCTCCATCACGCTGCGGCAGCCGACCACGATGCGCGCCGGCGTGCGCTTGCAGGCGATGTCTTCCTGGAGTTCAACAAACACCGCCCGCAGCTTTTCCGGGTAGTGCGGCGAGTCGTCCGGCTCGGTCGGCTGCGGGTAAGTGCCGAGGATTTTGGGCGGGTTGCCCGTGAAGCTCCATTCCAGGGCGTTGGCCGAGTTCCGGATGCTATGAAGCTGTTCCAGCAGGCACTCGAACCAGATCATGACCGGGCCGCGACAGTCGCGGCACGCGGCCACGCCATAGCCGCGCGCCAATTGCCCGCCATGCATCACATGGACTTGCTGCCCCATTTGCCGGGGTGTTTGAACCGCGCCCACGGGCACCTCGCGCGCGGCGATGTATTCGCTGACGCTGTGCAGCATGAAGCTGCCCTCGCGGGCGCAATGTGGACATTTCAACTTGACGGAGAACATGATGCAAACAGTGGTTCAGGTAATGGACAAGCTCGACGCCGCCGTGGGCGACTCGGCGCGCGATTCGGTCGAGCAGATCAAGCGGATTTTCGCATTGGCTCAAACGCAATTGGGCTGGGAAGCGGCGCTCGAGGCGCTGGCAATGACGCTGGTGATTTCCCAGCACCGGCGCCGCGCGCTCGAAGCCGACGCCTTGCGCCTGGCCACGAATCCGTTGCTTGCGGAGGCTTGAGCGGCTATACTGCGGCTGTCGGGCTTGGTCGCCCGCAGACTTGGCGCAGCAAGCCGCGCCACCCTTCAAGGTTCGCGGCCTTTTCTTTTTCCCGCGCTGCGCGGGGGCACGGTTTCCTTTATGGCGGGCCGTGCGGGACACCCGCGAGGGTGTGCCGGTTCCAAGTCCCGGTCGACCAACCCGCACGGTCTGCCACCCTCTCTTGGTCGAGGGGTGGGCAGGTTGAAAACCTGACTTGGAGCCGCATCATGGCAAACGCCACTCACCGCAACCGCATCGACCCCTTCCGCGCCGCCGAAATTCACCGCGAGGCGCTGTTCGACCGCCAGCACTGGCAACCCGAGCCGGTCACCCGGCCCAAGGCCGCAGCGTCGCGCAAAGGGTTCTTTGCGCGCCTGTTCGTCAAGGTGGGAGGTGCAGCATGAACGCGCTCGTCATCGGTACCTGCAACATCCGCGAGCAGGATGGCCTGTTCTCGCTAAACGATCTGCACCGCGCTGCTGGCGGCGAGGCCAAGCATGAGCCGAATCAGTACATGCGACTGGATCAAACGCGGGCGCTGGTCGCCGAACTTAAATCCGCAGATTCGCGGAATTACGAGCCGGTCAAATCGGTGCGAGGTAGATTCGGCGGCACCTACGCCTGCCGCGAGCTGGTGATTGCCTACGCGGCATGGATCAGCGCCGCGTTTCACCTGAAAGTCATCCGGGTGTTCTTGGGGCAGACGGCCAAGAAAGAGCCGCAAGCGCCCAGCCTGCTAAACCGCCGCTGGCTGGTCAGCTACGACTTGGGTGGCGAACGGGCGCAGGAAGTGCCCCCGGATGCCTGCGTGATGCGCCCGAGCGATCTGCCGGGACTGCTGGCCGATGCCGGTTTCCAGATCGCGCCCGACGTGGTGGCGCAGATCGGCGCGGCCTGCATGAACCGGCTGGCCGGCGCATCTGCTGTTCGCCACCAGCCGCCGCGCCCAGCGCTCAGGCTGGCGTAGTGGCGTAGCGGGCGAGCGAAGCTGGGGCCGGAAATACCGGGCAGCTTTTCGACCCCTTCCGCTCGATTTGTTTCTTATAGGATACAATCGGCATCATGAGATACGAACTCGACCACACGGAAGGTTTCGAGCAATGGCTTGATGGCTTGCCGAAGGCCGACAGGAACCGCATGGCCGCGCGGCTTGACCGTGTGGAGCAGGGCAACTTTGGCGACCACAAGCAGATCGCCGACAACCTGTACGAGTTGCGCTGCTTCTTCGGCGGCGGATTGCGCGCTTACTTCACGATTCGCCAGACCGTCATCGTGTTGCTGCTGGCGGGCGGAAACAAGGACACACAGAAACGCGACGTCGCCCAGGCCAAAGCCTTGCTGAAAGAACTGAACGAATCAGAGGATTGAATCATGCCCGTCAAAACATCCCGCCTCGATCTTGCCAAGCTGCTTGAAACGGAGGAGGACATTCAAGAGTTTCTGGCCGCTGCCGCGCAAGACTGCACGCCGGAGGAGTTCGTCCATGCTCTGGGCACCGCAGCCCGCGCGCGCGGCATGACCGAGGTTGCCCGCCTGGCCGGCGTGACCCGTTCCAGCCTGTACAAATCGCTCGCCGATGGCGGTAAGCCGCAATACGATACGATTGCCCGCGTGTGCGGCGTGTTCGGCATGAGGCTGACGGCAACGCAGATGCTGGCTGGCGCGCATTGAGCGTTGGTCGCGGCGATGTCGATTGGGGAGATGCTCCGTGCCCAAAACCAAAGACGACGAACAGCCCGATGCCGAAACCCGGCAATTCATGGCCGACCTCGAACCCAGCTTGCAGGAGGCGCTGGCCTGCAAGGGCTGGGAGACTGAGCGCCCGCCGTCCGCAGCCTGCCGAGGCTCCGGTAGCCTTGGCGGTTGACAGGTTGCCAATGGTGTGTATAATACACACCATGGAAAGCAGGGAAATGATCAAGATGCTTGAGCGTGACGGGTGGGTGTTGCGTGGCGTCAAAGGCAGTCACCACGTATTCACGCATCCGGTCAAGGTCGGTCACGTCAGCGTGCCCCACCCGCGCAAAGACCTTGGAATCGGCATCGTCAACCAGATGCTCAAGCGCGCTGGCCTGCGATGAAAAAGGAGAAACACCATGAAATTCACGATCGTCATTGAGCCGGGCGACGACCAGCACGCTTTCGGCGTCGCCGTACCCGATCTGCCGGGCTGCTTTTCAGCCGGTGACACGCTGGAAGAAGCCATGACCAACGCCGCTGAGGCCATTGAGCTGGTGGTTGAAACCATGATCGAGGACGGCCAGCCCATGCCCGCCGCCAAGCCGCTGTCGGCGCACCAAGCCAATCCAGACTACAAAGGCTGGATTTGGGCCATCGTGGATGCGCCGGTGGAAAAATTTTTTGGCCCCGCCGAGCGCGTCAACATCACGGTGCCGCGAGCCATCCTGTCGCGCATCGACAACTACGCCAAAGAGCACGGCAAAACGCGCAGCGGCTTCTTGATCGACGCCGCGCGCGCAGCAATGCAGTAACCACACCAGCCGCCGCGCCCGGCGCTCAGGCTGGCGCGGCGAGTGCTTGACTAATAATTATCCGTGGGTACAATAAAAACATGTTCACGGTACACGAAACCTTCTACTTCGAGACGCAGGCGGCCAAGGTCTGGACTGACGATGAGCGCCAGGAGTTCATCGGCTGGATCGCAGCCAACCCGGAAGAGGGCGACGTGATACCCGGCACGCACGGCTTGCGCAAAGTGCGCTGGGGCCGCGCCGGCATGGGCAAGCGAGGCGGTGTGCGCGTCATCACGTATACCGTGAATGCCGAGGGCGTCGTGCACCTGCTGACGGTGTACGCCAAGGCCGTGAATGACAACCTATCGGCCAAGTTCCTGCTGCGCTTGGCTCAACTGCTGGACGAATGACCAGCAACAGCGAAAGGAGATGATGATGGCAAGCAAAGGTCAACAACCCCGCGACGACGATGGCGACGAAGGGCTGAGCGAATTCGAGCGCGGCCTGCTCACCTCCGTGCGGCAGGCGCTGCGCGGCGAGGTCATCGTTCATACACCGGAACAAATCATGGCGCGTGGCCGCGGTCGTCCGGTCGGGAGCGTCAAGGCAGACGCCAAGGAGCACATCAACATCCGACTGTCGCCGGACGTGCTGGAGTATTTCCGCGCGGCCGGCGAGGGCTGGCAGACGCGCATCGACGCGGCCTTGCGGCACTACATCGCCCAGCATGAGTCGGCTCAAAAACAACACGCCTGACACTTTCCTTACAAATTCGTTGACTCTCGCGGTCACATGAGGTACATTTTTGCTATTGTCGGGAACGAGTTGCGTCCCTGACCCAGTAAAGCCCGCCCCGTGCGGGCTTTTTGCTGCGCACCATCCTCCTGTCGCCGCCTTCGGGCGGCCTTTGAAACCCGCGTCCGGCCCCTGTGCCGGCGCGGGTTTCGCTTTTTCGGGCTCCTGTTTTCGCGCGATCTGACCCATGGCTGGAGCAAAAGGAAAGTCGGGAGGAAAGCGCGCGGGCGCCGGGCGCGCTGCATTCGAGCCCACCGGGACGCAGCGCAGGCTTGTGAAGAAGCTGGCCTCCATCGGCATAACACAGGCCACCATCTGCGGGTTTGTCGAGGGCGCCAATGGTCAGCCGATCAGCGAGCCGACACTGAAGAAGAATTTCGCCGCCGAACTCGCCATCGGCAAGGATCATGCAAACGCCAAGATCCGCCTGACCCTCTACGAACAAGGCTTAAAGGGCAACGTTACCGCGCAAATCTTCTGGCTGAAGTGCCAGGACGGCTGGAGGGAAGCGCACCGCGTCGAGCACACGGGCGAAAACGGCGCGCCGATCCAGAGCGTGCGCATGACGCCCGACGAATTCCGGGAGATCGCCAGAGAGATCGCCAACGAGGTTTAACCCCATGCGCCAGTTCAGCCGCGATCAGGAATTCGCGGCGGCGGAGATGGCTCGAAGCGACCTGTACTTCTTCGCCCGCTGGATGTTCTTCCAGCGCCGCCGTTACAAATGGCTGCGCGGCCCGCACCACGCGGCGATCTGCAACGCCCTCATGCGGGTGTTTCGTGGCGAGTGCGCGCGGCTGGTCATCAACGTGCCGCCGCGCTACAGCAAGACAGAGCTGGCGGTGGTCAATTTCATCGCCTGGGCGCTGGGGCAGGTGCCGGACGCCGAATTCATTCACGCCAGCTACGCCGCGCCGCTGGCCGTCAACAACAGCGCCAACGTGCGCGGCCTGGTGCAGCACGAGGCGTACCAGAAGGTGTTCCCGGCCTGCCGTCTGGCGTCCGACGCGAAAAGCCACTGGACGACCACGGCGGGCGGCGTGATGTACGCCGCTGGCGCCGGCGGCACGATCACCGGCTTCGGCGCGGGCAAATATCGCGAGGGCTTTGGCGGGGCGATCATCATCGACGATCCCATCAAGTCGAGCGAAGCCAAGAGCGACGTGATCCGGCAGGGCGTGATCGACTGGTTTCAAAACACCCTGGAAAGCCGCAAGAACGGCCCCGCAACGCCCATTGTCCTCATCATGCAGCGCCTGCATGAGCACGATCTGGCCGGCTGGCTGCTGGCGGGCGGCAACGGCGAGACGTGGGAGCACGTCTGCCTGCCCGCGATTCAGGACGATGGCACGGCGCTGTGGCCCGAGAAGCACACGCTTGAAGACCTGCGCCGCATGGAGCAGGCCGCGCCCTACGTGTTCGCCGGCCAGTACCGGCAGCGCCCGGCGCCGCCGGACGGCGGCATCATCAAGCCCGACGCCATGCCCGTCATCGACGCGCTGCCCGCCGGCCCCATCCAGTGGGTGCGCGGCTGGGACTTGGCCGCCACCGTGGGCGGCGACTACACCGCCGGCGCCAAGCTGGGCCGGCTGCCCGATGGCCGGCTGGTCATCGGCGACATGGTGCGGCTGCGCTGCGGCCCGGACGAGCGCGACGCGGCGCTGGCCAACACCGCCGCGCGCGACGGCAAGGCGGTGCGCATCAGCCTGCCGCAAGACCCCGGCCAGGCCGGCAAAACACAGGCGCTCTACCTGGTGCGCAAGCTGGCCGGCTGGCGCGTCGCCACCTCCCCCGAAAGCGGCGACAAGACCACCCGCGCCGAGCCGCTGGCCGCGCAAATCAACGTCGGCAACGTGCTCATGCTGCGCGCGCCGTGGAACGATGCGCTCGTCAGCGAAATGCGCCTGTTCCCCAACGGCAATCACGACGATCAGGTGGACGCGCTTTCGCGCGCCTTCGCCGAGCTGATCGACCCGCCGGCCAGCAGCGTGAAACCCCTGTTTATCTGACCCGATGACGCCGATCGAGAAAACCGTCCGCACCGAATCCGCCGCTGTGGAATCCATGGCCGCCGACTGGCCCATGCTGCGCGCCCTGATGGGCGGCACGCCCGCCATGCGCAAGGCGGGCAAGACCTGGCTGCCGCAGTTTCCGCAGGAAGAAGAAGCGGCCTACAAACTGCGCGCCGCCACGGCGGTGCTGCACCCGGTGTATTCGCGCACCTGCAAGGTCATGGCCGCCAAGCCCTTCGTCAAGCCCATCGGCATGACCGGCTTCAGCGCCCGCAGCCTGGAGTGGCTGCGCGACTGCGACCGCGCGGGCAGCAACTGGCAGACCTTCGCCATGCAGACCGCGCTCAACGCCATCGCCTACGGCATCGACTGCATTCAGGTCGAATTCAGCGGCGACGGCGCGGCGCGCACGCGGGCCGACGAACAGCGCGCCGGCGCGCGCCCCTATCTGGTGCGCTGGCCCGCCGGTTCCGTGCTGGGCTGGAAGACCGACCCGGCCAGCGGCGGCCTGGTGCAAATCCGGCTGCTGGAAACCGTCACCACCCCGGACGGCCCGTTTCACGAGGCCGCCATCGAGCAGGTGCGCGTGCTGGAACCGGGCCGCTGGACGGTGTACCGCGCCAACGACAAAAGGCAGTGGCTGCTCCACGACGCCGGCACGACCAGCCTGGACGTGATCCCCATCGTGTTCGTCTACGGCCAGCGCGAGGCGCTGGGCGTGGGCCGCCCGCTCATGTCCGATCTGGCGTACCAGAACGTCGAGCACTGGCAGACCCGCAGCGACCAGCAGACCATCCTGCACGTCGCCCGAGTGCCGATCCTGTTCGCGCGCGGCTGGGCCGCCGACGAGCAGATCACCATCGGATCCAGCCAGGCGGCATCCTCCAGCAACGAAGGCGCCGACCTGCGCTACGTCGAGCACTCCGGCGCGGCCATCGCGGCAGGCAAGGCCGACATCGACGATCTGGAGGAGCGCATGCGCAAGACCGGCGCCGAGGTGCTGACCATCCCCACGGCGCAGAAAACCGCCACGCAGGCCGGCATCGAGGCCGACGCCAGCAAGAGCCTGATGCAGGCGTTCGCCGAGAACCTGGAAGACAGCCTGGCCGAAATCATGGCCCTGTGGTGCAGCTGGACGGGCGAGGCGCCCGGCGCGGTGGAGATCACCAAGAACTTCGCCCAGCCGCAGCCCGCGCCGCAGGCGCAGCCCGCCGCGAGCTGACCAGCGCGCCAGCGAATTTTTCAAGGGCCCGACCGGGCAACCGGCGGGCCTTTTTCATTGCCCTGGGCACGGAGTGCCGGGGCGCACCGCGGCGGATGCCGCACCCCCCAAAGCAAGGTTGGAAAACCACATGAAGCTCAAACTCGATGACAAGGGCAACGCCGTCCTCTCCGATGGCAAACCGGTGTACGTGCACGACGATGGGAAGGAAATCCCGTTCGACGCGCCGGCGGCCGTCTCCAAGATTTCGCAACTCAACGGCGAAGCCAAGGGACACCGCGAACGCGCCGAAGCCGCCGAGGCCAGGCTCAAGCCGTTCGAATCCATCGCCGACCCCGCCGCCGCCCTCAAGGCGCTGGACACGGTGAAGAACCTGGACGCCAAGAAGCTGGTCGACGCGGGCGAAGTGGAGAAGGTCAAGCAGGAAGCCATCACGGCCCTGAAAGACCAGTACGAACCCAAGCTGAAAGCCCTCGCCAAGGAACGCGACGACTTCAGCGCGGCCCTCACCGGCGAACTGATCGGCGGCGCCTTTGCGCGCTCGCCCCTGATCGTTGGCGACAAGGCCACGCTGGCGATCCCCGCCGATCTGGTGCAGGCCAAGTTCGGCGGCGCCTTCAAGGTGGTGGACGGTCGGGTGGTGGGCCATGAGGACGGCAAACCGATCTACAGCCGCACCCACCCCGGCGAAGTGGCCGGGTTCGACGAAGCCCTGTCCCTGCTTATCGAGAAGTATCCGAGCCGCGACGCGATCCTCAAGAGCACCGGCGCCCAGGGCGGCGGCGCGCGCGGGGGCGCTGGCGGCGCCGGAGGCGGCAAATCCATCACGCGCGAAGCCTTCGAGTCCAAGTCGCCCGCCGAGCGGGCCGAGTTCTTCAAGGGCGGCGGCACGCTGACGGATTGACCGCGGCACTCCATTTATTTTTCCGAAAGGTAACTGCCCTAATGCCCAACATCCTCACCAGCCTGATGCCCGACATCTACGCCTCGCTCGACGTGGTGTCCCGCGAGATGGTCGGCTTCATCCCCGCCGTCACGCTTGATGCCGGCGTTTCCCGCGCCGCGCTCAACCAGACGGTGCGCTCGTTCGTCACCCCCGCCGTCGAGGCCGAGGACAGCGCGCCGGCGCAACTGCCGCCCGACACCGGCGACCAAGACATCGGCAACGTGCCGATCACCATCAGCCGCTCGCGCAGCGTGCCCTTCCGCTGGACGGGCGAGGAGGAGCGCGGCATGGACTCCGGCCCCGGCGCCAGGAGCATCCGCGTGGACCAGATCACCCAGGCCATGCGCACGCTGGTCAACGAGCTGGAGGTGTTCGTCGGCGGCATCGCCCGCCCCGCCGCCTCGCGCGCCTGGGGCACGCCGGGCAGCACGCCCTTCGACGGCGACCTCAAAGACCCGGCGCATGTGCTGAAAATCCTCAAGGACAACGGCGCTCCGATCAGCGGCCTGCAACTGGTCATCGACACCACGGCGGGCGCGAACCTGCGCAGCCAGGTCAAGGTCACCGACACCTTCGACAAGGAAGCCATCGAGATGCGCCGCCACGGCACGCTGATCGACATCCACAACTTCAACATCCGCGAGTCAGCGGGCGTGGTCGATGCCGACGCCTGGGAGCCCGGCACCGGCAGCGGCTACACCGCCAACGGCGCGCACGCCAAGGGCGCCACCCTCATTGCCGTGCAGGCCGGCACCGGCACCATCCGCGCGGGCGACATCATCGCCTTCGCGGGCGACGCCAGCCAATACGTGGTCACCGGCGCGCTGGCCGGCGGCCTGCTGACCATTGGCGCGCCCGGCCTGCGCCGCGCCATCGCCGACGGCGCGGCGGTCACGGTGCTGGGCGCGGCCACCGCCAACGTGGCCTTCCACCGCAGCGCCATCGTGCTGGCCACCCGCCCGCCGGCGATCCCGGACGGCGGCGACATGGCCGACGACCGCACCCTGGTCACCGACCCCGTGAGCGGCATCACCTTCGAGTTCGCAACCTACCCGCAGTACCGCCGCCGTCGCTACGAGGTGAGCCTGGCCTACGGCGGCTCGGTCATCAAGCCCGCGCACACCGCGCTGCTGCTCGGCTGATGCCTTGCGCGGTGTAGCTCAGTTGGCAGAGCGCCGGGTTCATACCCCGAATGTCGCCGGTTCGAGTCCGGCCACCGCAACCCCTCCATCGACCAAAGAAGGACACGCTCATGGCAAGCAAAAAGCCCGCGCCTTCCGCCGCGCCCGACGCGGCAACCCCAACGCCGCCGGAGCCGGGCGCGCCCAATCCGCCCGACGAACAACCGCAGACCGCCCCGGCGCTCGTGCTCATGGTGCGCGCGCCGGGCAAAGAGGCCGGCTACCCGTCGCGCTGCCTCGTGCACCCCGCCGAGGTGGCGCACATGCGGCTGCACGACTGGATCGAAGCCCCCTGATGCTGACCGACCGGCAAAAAAGCGACGTCCGGCGCTACGCCGGCTACCCGCTGCTGGCCGACCAGCGCGCCGACGCGAGCCGCGACTTCGCCTACGGCTGGGTGCTGCCCGGCGTCATGCAGACGCTGGCGCACCGGCTCGACAACCTGCGCCCCGAGGAAGAGCGCACCCTGATCGACGTCTACCTGACCAATCTCGCGCAGCTCGAAACAGCGGTCACCGGCGCGAGCGAGAACCTCGACACCGACGCCGCCGCCGTCTGGAAGCGCAACAAGAACGAGGTCGCCGACCGCCTGGCGCTGTTCGACAAGTGGCGCTGGCGCATGGTGGACTTCGTCGGCATCCCGGCGGGGCCGATGCTGCGGCGGGTCTCTGGCGTATCCATCAACCGCGCCTGAGGGCCATCATGCGAGCCGAGCAGATTCACGCCAAGATTTACGCCGGTCGCGGCAAGGCCGCGCTGCGCCTGGGCCTGGCCTACCGCGTGCTGCGCCCCACCGGCGCCGCCGATCCGCTGGACAGCGCGGGCGAGATGGCCGTCATCAACGCCGCCTTCAACGCGGGGGACAACGACTACCGCAAGCCGGCCAAGCCGGGCGAGGCGGTGTGGTACGGAGACTTCGACGGGCGGCAGACCCGCCCGGGCGACTACCTGGTGCCCGCCAGCGGCCTCGGCCAGACCTACTTCATCGCCGCCCAGCAGCCGCTGCTGCCCATTGTCTGCATCGCCTGCGATCGCGCCGTGCGCGTGTCCCGCGCCGCGCCGCCGCAGGGCGGGGCGGAAGCGGTCGGCGCGGTCGGCTACAGCGGCCTGTGCGAAGCGCCGGGCGCGTCCGTCGATGTGCTGGGCGCCAGCACCGGCGGCGTGTTCACCGGCTGGCCGTGCTCCATCCTGTTCGGCGGCAGGGCGCAACCCGCGTCCGGGCTGCCCGCCGACGTGAAAAACGCCGGCTGGCGCCTGCTGCTGCCGCCGTCCGTCCCGCTCGTGCTGCGCGCCGGCGACATCCTCACCGACGACCTCGGCAGGCGCTTCGCCATCGAGGGCGCGGAACTCAGCGCCACCGGCTGGCGCCTCAACGCGCAGGAGGCGCACACGTAAATGGCCGATCTCACCGAAGCCGGCCAGGCGCTGGTCGACGCCATCGCGCGGGCCGCGTACCCCGGCGGCGCCGGCCTGCCCTCGGTCGGCGGCTGCCCGATCCTGATCTATCAGGGCTGGCCGAACCCGCAGCAGCTCGAAACCGACCTGCGCGCCGGCAAGGTGCATGTCTCGGTCTTTCCGCGCCCCGGCGACAAGGTGACCTCGGTCATGCTGGGCGACACCGAATGGGCCGAGCAAAGCAACGATGGCGCGCAGGGCGTGAGCATCCGAGAAGTCCGGCGGCAGACGCGGATCTTCCAGATCACCGTCTGGGCCGGCTGCCACAACCGGCGCGACCCGGTCGCCGCCGCCATCGACGCCGCGCTGGCCGCCGTCACGCGCCTGCCGCTGCCTGATGGCTCGCAGGGCGTACTGACCTACGCCAGCTCCGCGCAGGACGACGACCAGCAGAAGCAGGGCATCTACCGGCGCGACCTGCTGTACGCCATCAACTACGCCACCACCCAGGCCGAGGCGAACTACGCCGCCAAGGGCGTCCTGGTCAATTTCACCATCGGCCCCACGCCAGAGGCGCAAGGCCCCACCACCACAACCCGAGGCACACCATGAAGCTGCGAGTCATCCAACCCTTCGGCGCCCACAAAGTGGGCGACCAGATTACCGACGAGGCCGAAATCCAGCAGGTGCTGGGCTCCGCCCAGGCGGCCTACGTCGTCAAGGTTCCCGACGAACCGGCACCAGCCAAGCCGGCCACCAAGAAGTAAGCCGGATCCTCAACCACACCCAACCCCCGCGGGCGCAATGCCTGGCGGGGATTTCCCATTTTGGAGGGCACACCCATGCCAGTCAGTCAACAAGGCGCCATCAACACCACGGCGCTTTACGTCCCGGACGTGTACGTCCAGATCGTCCCGCCGTCCGAGAACTTCATCAACGGCCTGGCCACCAACATCCTGGGCATCGTCGGCACCGCGCAGTGGGGGCCGGTCAACGCGCCCACCACCTTCGGCGACCTGGCCGGCTTCGTGCAGAAGTTCGGCAACATCCAGCCGCGCAAATACGACCTGGGCACGGCGGCCTGGGCGGCGGTGCTCAACGGCGCCAACAACATGCGCGGCGTGCGCGTGACCGACGGCACCGACCTGGCGGCCAGCGCCGACGTGCAGACGGGCTGCCTGACGCTCACCGCCGTCTACACCGGCTCGCTGGGCAACACCTTGCAAGCCACCCTCGCGCCCGGCAGCGCGGCGGGGACATGGAAGATGGTCGTGGCGCTGCCGGGGCTGGTGCCGGAGGTGTTCGACAACATCGGCGCCGGGCTGACCGGGGCCAAGCTGTGGGCGGCCATCGCCGGCGCCGTCAACAACGGCGTGTCCGGTCTGCGCAGCAAATCCGCCCTGATCGTCGCCAGCGTCGGCGCGGGCACGGCGGCGCCGCTGGCCGCCACCTACGCGCTGGCCGGCGGCACCGATGGCGCCGCCGGGGTAACCGGCGCCACGCTGCTGGGCGTGGACGCCGCCCTGCGCACCGGCATGTACGCGCTGCGCGGCACCTGCGTCAGCGTGGCGATGCTGGCCGACTGCGACGACAGCGCCACCTGGGCCGTGCAGGTCGCCTTCGGCCTGTCCGAGGGCGTCTACATGATCCTCGCCGGCCCGGCGGGCGACACCATCGACAACGCCATCCGCGCCAAGGCCAGCGCCGGCATCGACAGCTACGCCGCCAAGCTGATGCACGGGGATTGGTGCTACTTCAACGACACCGCCAACAACCAGATCCGGCTGATCTCGCCGCAGGGCTTCGTCGCGGGCCGCCTGTCCGGCCTGTCGCCAGAACAATCGAGCTTGAACAAGCCGCTGTACGGCATCGTCGGCACGCAAAAGAGCGTCCAGAACCAGACCTACTCCCAGGCCGAGCTGCAACAACTGGCGCAGGCGGGCATCGACCTCGTTGCCAACCCGATCCCGGCGGGCAACAGCTTCGGCGTGCGCATCGGGCAGAACTGCTCGTCCAACGCGGTCACCAACGGGGACAACTACACCCGGATGACCAACTACATCGCCTACACGCTCAACGGCGCGATGGGCATCTACATCGGCAGGCTGCAAAGCCCGAAGACCCGCTCCGACGCGCTGGGCACCGTCAGCGCCTTCCTGTCCAACCTGTGGCAGCAGGGCATGATCGGCGACGTGAACGAGCCGCAAAAAGAGCCGTTCTCGGTGCAGCTCGACAAGAACAACAACCCGGCCAGCCGCGTGGCGCTGGGCTACATGCAGATCGACGCCCGCATCACCTACCTGTCGGTGATCACCAAGCTGATCATCAACGTCGAGGGCGGCCAGTCCGTCAAGATCAGCGTCGCCAACGTCACGCCGCAGTAAGCGCGGTCACCCCTTCACCAACCCCACTCACCAACCCCGCCACGGCGGGGTTGTTCGTTTTCAGGAGCACCAAAAATGAGCCAGAACGGGTACAGCCTTGGCCGCGACGTCACGCTGACCATCATCCTGCCGGACGGCAGCAGCCTCGGGCTGGGCAAGGTCACCGGCTTCGATTCCAAGCAGGACACCACCGACCAGAAGATCAAGGGCATCGACGGCATCACCGACCACCTGCGCTTCTACGAGGGCTGGTCAGGATCGTTCGAAATGGAGCGGCGCGGCCCCGAGGTCGATGCCTACTTTGCCAAGCTGGAGGCCAATTTCCACGCCGGCGCCGACGAGCCGCCCGCCACGCTGCAACAGACCATCGTGGAGCCGAATGGGCAGGTCTCGCAGTACCGCTACGAGCGCGTGCTGCTCAAGTACGACGACGCCGGCAAATGGGGCGGCGACAAGTCGGTGCACCAGAAGATCACCTTCGTGGCCTCGCGCCGCCTCAAGCAGGCGTAAGCGGCCCGCCCGCCGCCTTTCCCTTTCCGTTCATTCCCAGGAGTCTCCATGCCGGAAACCGAGCAAAAAACCACCCAGATCGGCGACGCCAAGATCACCCTCACGCCATCCGCGCAGATCGTGAAAGCGTCCGCCGTGGACGTGACCGTGACCGATGCGCTGGGCCGCGTTATCCGCCTGAAAAAGCCCAACCCGCTGGCGAACCTCGACTTCGCCAAGGCGGCGGGCGGCGAGCGGATCAACGCACTGTACCTGTCCGAGGTGGCGCACCTGAAATTCGTGGCCGGCATCGACGGCGACCCGGTCGCCACGCCCCGCACCGACGGCGAACTGCGCGCCCTGTACCAGCGCCTGGGCGATGAGGGCAACGATGCCGCGCAGGCGGGCATCATGAAGCACTTCGTCCGCGCCGACGAAGCCGGCGCCGAGGCCGAACTAAAAAACTCCTGACGGACGCAGCCGCGAACGAATGTTTGTGGCTCGTCCATAACGGGGTGCCGTTCGACGTCGCCTTCGCCCTCGACGACGTGCGGCGTCAGTGGATGGCGATCAAGTTCAGTGAGTTCCAGGGCGCCGAGTTCGACCTCAACACCATGAGCTTCAAGGACAAGCGGGAATGAAGGAATTCGGCAACTTCGTGGCCTTTGCCGCCGAACTCGCGGCCCTGGAGGCGGGGGTGGTCTTCCAGCTCGAAAAGGGGCTGGATGCGGCCGCCGCCAGGGTCGCCCAAACGGCCCGCAAGGAACTCGGCGCCTATCAGCCGGCTGTTGGCCCGTTTCCCGCTTGGGAGGAACTAGCCGACAGCACCAAGGCCGACCGGGTGCGCAAGGGCTACGCCGAAAACGATCCGCTGCTGCGCACCGGCGAGCTGCGCAACTCCATCAGCCACCAAACGCGAGGGCTGGAGGCCGCCATCGGCTCCGACTCCGACGTGGCCGTGTATCAGGAGCTGGGCACGCCGAAGATTCCGCCGCGCCCGTTCCTCGGGCCGGCGGTGGAGCACAACCACGAGGCGATCCGGAAGATCGTCGGCGGCGCGGTGGTGACGGGGCTGCTCGGCGGCGGGTCAATTCCGGCGGGGCTGGAATACGACCATGAGGTTTAGCCGAAAAACAGGATGAACAGCTCGCGAATTCCACCCCAGACGATGATGCTGCCGACGACGAAGGCGGGGATGGCGATCACGAGTGCCATCAGCATCAGCATCAGCATCAGCACGACGCCGCCAATGTTGATCATGGCTTGGTCGAGCTTGCTCCCTTTGTAGGGCTGCCAGTCGCGCACGCGCGCCGCCTTGCGAATCCGGGGGTACTGAATCCAGGTGACCCGATCGGCAAGCCTTTCGTGCACTTTGTAGAGAAAACTCATGAGTATCGACGCCTACAAGATAGCCGTAAAAATCGCCCTGGTTCAGAACGTGACTGATGGGCTGACGGCCCTTTCCCGTCATTTTATAGCCACCGGCAAAAATGCGGAAGAGCTGGAAGCGCGACTAAAAAGTATTGGCAAGCTAACGCTTTTGGGCGGCGGCGCCCTGGCCGCCGGTGGCTGGGGTTTGAAGCTGTTCGATCAGCCACTCCAAAAATCCATTGAGTACGAGCGGCAGCTTGCGCGGCTGCGCCAGCAGGGGCTTGGCGACCACCAGATCGAAGAGGCGCGCAAGTTCGCGGATGCGCAGAAGGTCATCGGACAATCGCGGCTCGACATGATCCGCCACTTCACCGAGGCCCAGGGGTCATTCCGCGAATCCGGCATGGATGGGGCGCACGCCCTCGACGCGGCCAAGATCATGGCGCCCCTGCTCGGAACCTACGAGTCGGCCAGCGACATGCTCAGCGGGCACTCCAAGGCGGCCGCCCATCAGTCCATGCAGAACCTGAACAAGACGGTTGAACTCATGGGCGGCCTCAACGACCCCGAGCGGGCGAAGGGGCTTGTGAACGGCGTATTCAAGGCGGTTCAATCGAGCGGTCGCATGATCGACGAAAGACAGCTCAAGCAGTTTTTCGCCAGAGGCGGCTCGGCCACGAACTCAATCGACCCGCGCGACCTATTTGGCGGGCTGGAGCCGCTCCTTGGCGAACTCGGGGGAGAGCAGACCGCCACCGGATTGCAAACGGCCTTCAACCGGATGAGCGGGACAATGGCGATGCCGCCCAAGAAGATGCAGGGAATGTTGACCTCGCTCGGCATCGGCGTCAAGAATCAATTCGGTCAGGTGGAGCTCAAGCACGACCTGCTGGAATTGATGCAAAAATCCCCCACTGAGTTTGCGGCAAAAATGCTGGATGTGTATGCGGCGAACGGCATCAACTCCGTTCTCGACCGCGAGCGCATGAACAACGTGCTGTTCAGCAGAACCGGGGCGAGAACATACAACCAGATCATGCGGCAAATGCCGGTGATTGAACGCTCCAAAGCTGCCTACGACAAATCGCTTACCCCAGAAGAAATACTCAACACCCCGGAGGGCAAGCGACTCGCGCTACTGAAAGACTACGAAGCGAAAAAAGAAAACCTCCAACTCGTGTTGGGCGAGAAAGTCCTGCCGCTGGCGATATGGGGGCTTGAAAAACTCATCGGCCTGCTGGAGCGCATAACCACCTTCGCGCAGGAGTGGCCGACGCTGACAAAGGTGCTGGCCGTTGGAACCGCCGTGGCTTCCGGTCTGGCGGTGGCATTCGGCAGTCTTTTGATGGGCTTTTCGGTGCTTCGGGGGTTTGGCGTGCTCTGGGATTTCACCCGGCTCGGCGCAGCTTTCAACGCCGCCAAGAAAATCACCAAACTCGGCCCAACAGTCGGCAAGGCCATCTCCAAGGCCATTGCGCTGGGACGCGCCGCAGTGTCCAGGGCCAGCGTGCTGCTGCGCGCCGGCGTCTCCAAAATTGCCAACGGATTTCGCCTCGCCGGCCAGGTGCTGGCGCGTGCCTGGCCCATCGTCCGTGTGGCCATGAGCGCGATAGGGCGCGTCTTTCTGTCGGTCGGCCGCGTCCTGCTGGCGAACCCCATCGTTCTTGTAATTGCCGCCATCGGCGTCGCGGCCTTCCTGCTCTGGAAGCACTGGGGAACCATCAAGCCGAAGCTGTTGGAGATTTGGGCCAATATCAAAACGAAGGCGCTTGAATTGTGGGAAAACCTCAAGACCGGCTTTTACCAGTTCGTGCACTTCGGCCTGGACAGTTTTCAGTCGTTTTTCAACGCCCTGATCGACGGCATCAACGTGCTGCTGCCGAAGGCCAAGGAATTCAGCCGCGTCACCTTCGCGGACGATTACGCCAAGGCGCACCTGCCGCCGCAGCAGGGCGACAGCCCCTACATAGCGCCCAACAACGGGCAAACCATTCGACTCAGCACCACCATCCCACTGGACGGGCGGGTATTGGCGCACGTGGTGTCCGAGCATCAGGCCCGCGAAGCCAACCGCCCCGGCATGGGCGCGCCGAACCACGACCCGATCATGGGCGCGCCGCCGGTCGGGCTGGGGTATTCGGGCAGTTGGTAAGCGCGCGGCTCAGACCAGTTCGAGCCTGCGCTCGATGCGGTCGAGGCGGGCGTTGAGGTTGTCCGTCGAAATCTGCTGTTGCGCATCAGCCGAAGCCAGATGGCCGAGGTGCTGAATGATCGACGCCTGCCCGGTTTCCAGATTGGAAACGCGGCGCGTCAAATCATCGAGCTTGCGCTCGATGCGGTCTTGCCCGGCCTGGAACCGCTTGAGGTGCTCCAGCAGCAGGTTTTCGACGTTTTCGGCCACGCGGCTTTCCTTTCCCCGGCAGGTGCTTTACGAACAGTTTAGCGCAGGCGCACTCCAGTCCAATGACCCCCGACACCACCCTGACGCTGCAACCCCTCGGCGGCGACGACGTCTTCACCTTCGCCCGCTTCGAGATTCCCGAGCAGATCCCCTTCGGAGGCGAGCAGCGCCTGACGGTGCACGAGCTGGTCGGCGGGCAGCGGGTGATCGACGCCATGGGCGCGGCGCCCGCGCCCATCGAATGGTCGGGCATCTTCGTCGGCGGCAAGGCGCTCGAACGCGCCCGCTACATCGACAGCCTGCGCCGGGCCGGCGCGCCGCTGCGGCTGGCCTGGAGCGAGCTGGCCTTCGAGGGGGTGATCCGCTCCTTTCACTGCGAGTTCAAGCTCTGGCACCGCCTGCCGTACCGCATCACGTTCGAGGTGGCCGAGGACAAGACCGACCCCGTCACCGCCATCACTGCACCGGACGTCGACCAGCTCATCGGCGACGACCTGCGCACCGCCAACGGCCTGGCCGCCCTCATCGGCAACGGCCCGCTGTCCTCGCTGATGGGCGCGCTGAACGGCGCCATTGCCCAAGTCAGCAGCTTCGCCGCGGCGGCGCAAAGCGCGCTGAATGCCGTGCTGCAACCACTGGCCGACGTGCGCGCGCAGGCCGGCATCTTGATGCAGGCCGCCAACGGGGCTATTCAGAACGTCGCCAGCCTGGGCGGCATGCTGCCGGGCAACCCGGTGGCGCAGCAGGCCAACCGGCTGCTCGACCAGATCAACGCGGTGAACCAATCGCCCGCGCTGTTCAACCTCGACCGGGCACTGGGCCGGATGCAGGCCAACATCGGCACGATCAACAGCGGCACGCTGCGGCTGCCGGTGGCCGGCGGCAACCTGTACGCCGTGGCGGCCAGCCAGTACGGCGACGCCATGAAGTGGACGGCCATCGCCCAGGCCAACGGCCTGACCGATCCGCAGATCGACGGCCTGGCGCAACTGACCATCCCGCCCACCAACAACACGACCAACGGAGTGCTGAATGCCTGACCTGAACCCAACGCCCGCGCCGCCGCCGGTACGCAGGCCGCGCGGCGTGGTGCGCATCGGCGGCCAGGTGGTGGAAGGCTGGGAGTCGTGGGAGGTGGACAACAACGCCTACCGCAGCGCCGACACCTTCCGCGTGGCGTTCGCCCTCGCGCTGCTGCGCAAGCCCTGCGACGCCGATTGGTTCTCCCGGCAGGAGAGCCTGGAGGTGGAGATTCTGGCCGGCTTTCCCGCCGACCCGGAGCGCCCCGACCCGAGCGAGCTGGATCCGCTGATCCTCGGCCACGCCGACGAGGTGCTGTTCGACCCCACGCGCGGCACCATCGAGCTGACCGGGCGCGACCTGACGGCGCTGCTGATCGACACCAAGACCAGCGAGAACTACCCCGAGCACACCGCCAGCCAGATCGCCACCAAGCTGGCCGAGCGGTACGAGCTCACGCCGGTGGTCACGGCCACCAAGACCAAGGCGGGCGACTACTACCGGTACGAGCACGCCGTCACCACGCAGCAGCAAAGCGAGTGGGAGCTGCTCACGCAGTTGGCGAACGTCGAGGACTTCGTGCTCTACGTCAAGGGGCGGGAGCTGCACTTTGAGCCGCGCCCGGCTCAGCAGGCCGACCACTACGTGATCGACTGGTCGGCGGCCAGCGCCGGGCGCGGCCACCCGGTCGCCAACGTCGCCGCCGTGCAGTTCTCGCGCAACCTCACCATCGCCAAGGGCGTCGCGGTCGAGGTGCGCAGTTGGAACGCCGAGCACAAAAAAGCCTTCAAGGCGTCATGGCCGAAGGAGGTCAAGGCAACGCAGCCCGGCCAGTCGGCGGCGCGCACGCAGCTCTACCGCTACGCCATCGCCGGCCTGACGCAGGACAAGGCGCTGCAACGCGCGCAGAGCATCTACCGGCAGATCGTGGCGCACGAGATGCACCTGACGGCCAGCCTGCCCGCCGACAACGTGCTGGACAGCGGCAAAACGCTGCTGATGCGCGGCACCGGCACCGCCTTCGATCAGGTCTATTACCCCGAAAGCGTGACCCGCTCCATGAGCATCAGTGACGGCTACCGCATGAACATCCGGGCGAAGAACACCGGGCCGCAGCCGGAGGCCGCGCCATGATGCGGCACCTGCTCAACGCCCAGCGGGCGGCGGCGCAGCAGGCCGGCCAGGGCAGGGCGGCCACCCGGCACGGCACCGTCAGCAGCTACGACCCCGGCGCCTACGCCGTGAAGGTGCTGCTGCAACCCGACAACGCGCTGACCGGCTGGATACCGCTGAAGTCGGCCTGGGTCGGCAACGGCTGGGGGCTGTTCTGCCCGCCGTCCATCGGCGACGCGGTGGAGGTGGATTTTCAGGAAGACGACGGCGGCGCAGGCAGTGTCGGCCTGCGCTTCTTCAACAACGCCGACCGCCCGCTGCCGTGCCCCTCGGGCGAGTTCTGGCTGGTGCACGGCTCCGGCTCGCTGCTGAAATTCCTCAACGACGGCAGCGTGGAACTGCACGCCGCCGCCGACCTGAACGTGTCGGTGGCCGGAACCATCAACAGCAGCGCCACGCAGTGGAACCACGCGGGGCCAGTCAAGATCGACGGCGCCGCCGTCATCACCGGGCACATCACCGGGCAGGGCGGCATGGCCGTCAGCGGCGGCGAGGGCGCGATGGTGGCCGGCAGCCTGGCCGTGACCGGCGGCGAGGTGTCCGCCGATGGCATCGGCCTCAAGGCCCATACCCACCCCGGCGTCCAGACGGGCGGCGGCAGCACGGGAGCGGCGCAATGAACGTGAGCGACATCAGCCAGTACGTGGGCGACGACCTGGCCGCCTCCGGCACGGGCGATTTGCAGCCCGCCAGCGGCACGCTGCGCGGCCAGCAGCGGGTGCTGCGCCGGTTGCTGACCAACCCCGGCGACTACCTGTTCCACCTGGACTACGGCGCCGGCCTGCCGCGCTACGTCGGGCAGAGCATGGACATCCCCAGGATTCGCGCCCTGATCCGGGGGCAAATCCTGCTGGAGGATGCCGTGGCCAAGACCCCGGCGCCGGTGATCGACGTCGGGCCCGTGCGCGAGGGCATCAACGGCGCCATGGCGGTGTCGATCCGCTACCACGACGCGGCCACGGGGCAACCCGTGGCCCTGAGTTTCAACGTCAGCAAGTGAGCGCACATGGCGAACCTACAGATCAAGGATTTTCAGACGCTGGTGAGCGAACAGGCGGCGGCGATTCAGGGCGGCGCCAGCCGGGTGCTGGTGGACTTGTCGGTCGGCAGCATCCTGCGCGCCGTGGTCGAGGCTTACAGCGCCGTCGCGCTGTGGCTGCAAGGGCTGGTGCTGCAACTGCTGGCGACCACGCGCGCGGCCACGTCCGGCGGCGCCGATCTGGATTCCTGGATGGCCGACTACGGCCTCGCGCGTCTGCCGGCGGGCGCGGCCAGCGGCATGGTGACCTTCGCCCGCTTCACGCCCGCGCAGCAGGCGGTGGTGCCGGTCGGCGCCGTGGTGCAGACCGCCAGCGGCGTGCAGCAGTATGCGGTGACCACGGACGAAGCCAATCCGGCCTACAGCGCCGCGCAGGGCGGCTACGTGCTGGCGGCGGGCGCCGCCTCGGTGGATGTGCCGGTGGTGGCGCTCTCGCCAGGCGCGGCGGGCAATGCCGCGCCGGGCGGCATCAACACCCTTGGGCAGGCCATGCCGGGCGTGGACACGGTGAGCAACGCGGCGCCATTCGACAACGGCGCGGATGCCGAATCGGATACGGCGCTGCGCACGCGCTTCGTGGCCTACATCGCCAACCTTTCCAAGGCCACCAAGGCGGCGGTGGCCTACGCGGTGGCCTCCCTCAAGCAGGGGCTGACCTACACGCTGGCGGAAAACCAGCAGTACAGCGGCGCCGATCAGCCGGGCTACTTCTACCTGGTGGTGGACGACGGCACGGGCTACCCGTCCTCGGAGCTCCTGGGAACGGTTTACAACGCCGTCGACGCGGTGCGCCCCTTGACCAGCACCTTCGGCGTATTTGCCCCGGTGGTGCTGCCGGCCAGCGTGACCATGACGATCGCCACCTCGGCGGAGTACGACCACGTCGCCGTGGCCGCGCTGGTGACGGCGGCGCTGGACGCCTACATCAATTCGCTACCGCTGGGCGCGCCCCTGGCTTGGTCTCGGCTGGGGCAGGTGGCCTACGGCGCGTGCCCTGGCGTGACGAACGTCTTGGCGGTGAAGCTCAACGGCGGCGCGGAAGACATCGACGCCACCGACCAGCAGATCGTGAAGGCCGCAACCATTTCGGTGACCTGACATGGCCACGGGTGACCAAACCGATACCTTCGGGCGCATCAAGGCGCTGATCCCGCGCTGGTTCAGCGACAGCACGCCGGTGCTGGATGCGCTGCTGCGCGGCTTCGCCTGGGCCAAGTCGTTTGTCTACGACCTGATCGCCTACGCGGCCCTGCAAACCCGCATCAAAACGGCGACGGGCGGCTGGCTGGACATGATCGCGGCGGACTTCTTCGGCGCCGGGCTGCAACGCAAGCTGGGCCAGTCCGATGCATCGTTTCGAGGCAGCATCATCGTCAGCCTGCTGCGCGAGCGCGCGACCCGCGCCGGCCTGGCGCGGGCGCTGACCGATCTGACGGGCCGGGCGCCGGTCATCTTCGAGCCGCAGCGCCCGATGGATACCGGCTGCTACGGCGGCCCGCTGATCGGCTACGGCGTGGCCGGCGGCTACGGCTCGCTGCTGCTGCCGTATCAGGCGTTTGTGACGGCCTTTCGGCCATTGGGCGGCGGCATCGCCAACGTCTCCGGCTATGGCGTGCCAGGCGGCGGCTATGGCGTGGCGTCGCAGGCCCAGGATGTCGCCACCGACGCCGACATCTACGCCGCCATCGACAGCGTGAAACCCATCGCCACCATCGTCTGGGTGCGCGTCAGCAACTGACGACGCCTTGCCCTCGCCGACTCACCTCTGGCCGCCTTCGGGCGGTTTTTCTTGGAGCACACACCTTGGATCGTCAGACCGTCTACCCCGGGGGCATCCCCCTCGAAACCGACCTGCTCAACACCAACCGCAACGCGCTGATTGGGTTGGCCAAGCTCGCCGCCGCCGTGCTCGGCACGGACACGCTGGCCAATGGACTGGCCTGCACGCCGACCACCCCGGCCTCGCCGCAAGTGCTGGTCAAGCCGGGCGAGATTTACAGCCTGCAAAACCTCGACGACACCGCCTACAGCTCGCTGGCCGCCGATACCGCGCACCAGATCCTCAAGCAGGGCCTGCTCATGGACGCCGTGACGCTCAATTGCCCCGCGCCGGCCACCAGCGGCTACAGCGTGAATTACCTGATCGAGGCGACCTATCAGGACGTGGACAGCGACCCCGTCACGCTGCCGTACTACAACGCCAGCAATCCGACGCAGGCGTACAGCGGCCCCAACAACAGCGCGATCGCGCAGAACACCGTCCGCAAGGGCGTCTGCGCGATGCGCGTCAAGGCGGGCGTCGCGGCGGCCACCGGGGCGCAGCAAACCCCGGCGGCGGACAGCGGCTACGTCGGCCTGTGGGTGGTGACCGTGGCCTACGGCCAGGCGCAGATCACGGCGGCCAACATCGCACAGGCGGCCAATGCGCCGCTTCTGACCGAGAGCTTGACGCAGAAGATTGGCCTGGCGACCGCCGACGCCCGCTATGCCACGCAGGTCGGGTTTCAGCAAAACGCCTACAGCGTGGCCAACGCCGGCGGCGCGGCCAACGCCATCACAGCCGCTTACAGCCCGGCGGTTGCCGCGCTGACCAACGGCATGACGCTTTGCGTGCGCGCATCCGCGGCCAACACCGCCGCGACCCCGACCTTCACCCCGAACAGCGGCAAGATTGCGGCCAAGACCATCGTGAAGGGGGCGGGTTTCGCGCTGGTGTCGGGCGACATTGCGGGCGCCGGCCACTGGATCGAGCTGCAATACGACCAGACGCTCGACAAGTGGGTGCTGCTCAATCCGGCGACCGGTGTCGTCGCAGGCATTGGCGCCGCCGCATTCCAGGCGCAGACCTACACGGCATTTACCACGGGCGGCGCCAGCGGAACCTTCACGCTGACACCAGCCCCGGCCATTGGCGCGTATGCCGCCAATCAGCGATTCCGCGTCAAATTCCACGCCGCCGGCAACGGGAGCGACACCCTCAACGTGTCGGGGCTGGGCGCCAAGGGCGTCAAGCAGTACGACGGCGTCGGCAACAAGGTCGCCGCGGTCATCGCCGCCAACATGCTGTCCGACGTTGAATACGACGGAGCTGATTTTGTCGTTCTCGATCGGCTGCCCGCCTCCACGTCCTCCGCAACCATGTTGACCGGGGCGCAAAACGCCAGAATGTCCATTTCGGTTCAAAGCGCATCGGGAACATTCACGGCGGACGAGGTGATCGTCGGTACTGATCTCGGCGCATCCTACCGGCTGACCAAATTTAGCAAACTAATCCACATTGGCACGTATGGAGCAGGTGGTAATATTGAAGCAAGTGGATTGGTGCCCGCGTCCGGCTTCGTCAGCCTGTACGTGATTTATAACCCGACCACCAAGGCCGAGAGTATTGTCGCCTGTGATGCGAATACATCCAGCGGCGCAATCTACACTGGCGCCAACATGCCAGACGGTTATACCGCATCGGCGCTGGTTGGCATTTTGGCAACCAACGGAATGCGTCAATTCAGCGCCGCGTTTTTGAAGGATCGAAGGGTCGATTTTCCGGAGATCACCGTGCTCGCCCTGTCGAGCGGCGGCAACTCGACGGCCACCACCTACACAAGCTTTAGTTTGGTTGCCGCCGTTCCTCCCGGTGCAAGCGCATGGAGCGGCGCGATTGGCGGAACAACGACGGACGTGGCTATGGCCGTCGCCGGGGACGCATGGGGGACGGGTGTTCGAATAATCAACGTCAACAGCAACGACTCTGGCGAAATTTCTTTCGGCGGTTATATGACGGCCATTGCGGTATCGCAAGTCCCGATCATCGAGACTCAGACCGCATACTACAAGGCTGCCACGGCATCCAAGTCGGTTCGCGTTAATGTGTCTGGATATTCGTTTTAATTGAGGTGATTCCATGACTTTTTATATACTTACCGAAGATGATGCATCCGTGATTGGAACGGGTATGTCCGGCAACTGGAAGGAGCTTGATGAACGCGACGCGCGCGTTGTCGCCTTCAAGGCTTCGATGTGCTGGCTGCAAATCAAAGCCGAGCGCGAGCGCAGGACTGAGCAGGGCGGCTTCAAGGTTGGGGCCAAGTGGCTCCACTCCGACCGCAAGAGCCGCAACCAGCAGCTCGCGCTGGCGCTTCTCGGGGAAAACATCCCCGCCGAGCTCCAGTGGAAAACCATGGACGGATCATTCGTCGCCATGACGCAGGCGCTGGCCCAGCAGATTCTGGTCGCCGGCGCCGCAAACGATCAGGCCATCTTTGCCGCCGCAGAGGCCCACAAAGCCGCCATGGAGGCCAGCGCCGATCCGTTGTCCTACGACTTCTCCGGCGGCTGGCCGGAAGCGTTTGAGGGCGCTTGAGCGAGAAGCGGCGCGGCACGGCAAACCATCTGGGCCTGAATCCAGGCCCGCCCTCTCACCTCGCCAGCAGGCCGCCTCCGGGCGGCTTTTTTGTTGAACAACCGTCATGCACAGACAAATCGTTTACCACGCCGCCATCCCGCAAGAAGTGGATGTTTTGCGCACCAATCTCTATGCGATGACCGCCGTGGGTAAGCTCGCCGCTTCCTTGTTGGGCACCGGCACGCAGGTGAGCGGACTGGCCTGCTCGCCCACCGCGCCAGCCTCGCTGGCCGTGCGCGTGGCGCCAGGCGAAATCTACAGCCTGCAAAACATCGACGACACGGAATACGGGCCATTGGGCGTCGATACCGCGCATCAAATACTCAAGCAAGGCTTGATGCTCGATGCGGTCACGCTCGCCTGCCCGGCGCCATCGGCTTCCGGCATGAGCATCAGCTACCTGGTGCAGGCCGCTTACCGGGACGAAGACGGCGATCCCGAGGTGCTGCCGTTTTACAACCCGAACAACCCCGCGCAGGCGTTGCTCGGCCCCGGCGGCAGTGGCGCGGCCCTGAACACCGTGCGCGCCGGTATTTGCGACGTGCAAATCAAGGCCGGCACACCTGCGGCCACTGGCTCCCAGCAGCCGCCCAAAGCCGATAGCGGTTACATCGGCCTGTGGATCGTCACCGTTGCCTCGGGGCAAGCCGACGTTATCGCTGGCGACATCGTCAAAGCCCCTGGCGCTCCGTTCATTGCGCCAGGCGGCCCAACCGGCCCAACCGGCCCTGCTGGCCCGAAAGGCGACGCTGGCGCGACGGGAGCGACCGGCGCAGTCGGCGCGACGGGCGCCACGGGTGCCGCTGGCCCCGCCGGCCCGAAGGGTGACACCGGGGTCGCTGGCGCACAAGGCCCAAAGGGGGATGCTGGCCCGGCGGGGATACAGGGCATCAAAGGCGATACCGGCCTGACCGGCGCGACCGGCCCGGCGGGGCCGAAGGGCGACGTGGGGGCGACGGGTGCAACGGGCGCGAAGGGTGACACGGGGCCGATCGGCTTGCAAGGGCCGAAAGGTGACACAGGGGCTACGGGGCCGCAGGGAGTCAAGGGAGACGTTGGCGCAACTGGCCCAGTAGGCGCAACTGGCCCAGTAGGCGCCAAAGGCGACGCGGGCGCAGTCGGCTCGGTTGGCCCCGCCGGCCCAAAAGGCGATGCCGGGGCCGCTGGCGCTCAAGGCCCAAAGGGAGACACGGGCGCAATCGGCCCGAAAGGTGATGCAGGCGCGCAAGGCCTGAAAGGCGATACTGGCTTAAAAGGCGATGCGGGAGCAGTCGGCCCCACTGGCCCCAAGGGAGACGCCGGCGCCGCTGGCGCAGCGGCAGGGTTTGGATCAATCACGGCAACGGCTTCGGTGCTCGCGGCTGGCGCGACACCTACAGCGGGCGTCACTGCTGGCGGCACAAATGCCGCAAAGACGCTGGCATTTCAGTTTGGAATTCCAACTGGCGCGACCGGCGCGAAAGGGGATACAGGAGCAACAGGGCCGCAAGGCCTGAAGGGCGATGCCGGCGCTCAGGGCGTCAAGGGAGATGCTGGCGCGGCAGGTCCAGCGGGGCCAAAAGGCGATACCGGCGCGACAGGCGCGCAAGGCCTGAAGGGTGATGCTGGGGCCGCAGGGCCAGCCGGAGCGAAGGGTGATACAGGGGCCACGGGCGCCACGGGTGCGACCGGGGCCGCTGGTGCGGCAGCGGGGTTCGGCGCGATCACCGCGGCGGCTTCGGTGCTGGCCGTTGGCGTCGCACCCACGGCCAGCGTCACGGCGGGCGGAACGAATGCGGCCAAGACCCTGGCGTTTCAGTTCGGTATTCCGACCGGCGCAACTGGCGCTACGGGTGCCGCTGGCGCGACCGGCCCGGCGGGGCCGACTGGGCCGCAGGGTGCTACGGGCGCGGCGGGCGCGAAGGGTGACACGGGGCCAGCAGGCCCCACTGGGCCGAAGGGAGACGCCGGCGCAGTTGGCGCCACTGGTGCCAAGGGTGACACGGGGGATGCTGGGCCGATTGGGCCTGCCGGCCCGGACGCGGCCAACACCAACGCGACATTGACCGATGCAGCCGAATCCGCCGCGCTGCCGGGAACCGCCGCCACAAAAATTTCCGCGCTGTTGCAGACAGTTCGCAATAACCTCAAGTATTTGCTGGCACGCCTGACTTGGGGAACCGGCGGTTATACGTACTATGTGCGCGCCGACGGAAGCGACACCAATTCTGGCACGGCAAACACTGCGGCAGGGGCGTTCGCAACATGGACGGGCGCGCTTGATGCGCTGCGCAAAATCAACACGCGCGCAAATGTCACCATTGCATTTCAAGAGGGCACTTTCGCTGGCACCACGATTGTTGGCGACACGTATCAGGGCGCTGGTTCACGGACGCTGACGATCACGGGCATCGCCGGCCAAACGTTTTTTTCGAGTGCGCTGTCGTTTTATGGCGGCATCCGGGCGACCTGCACAAATCTCGCGTTCCAAGCTGGCGCGCGGGCTCGTGAAAATGCGTCGATAACGTTCAGTACCTGCACATTTATCGGAGCAGTCTCATGCATCGACAACGGAGCGATGGCACTGAACGCCCCAGTGTTTCAGGGCGCGGCCACGGCAGCCATTGCCATGCAGGCGTACTACGGCGGCGTGATCCACGTCGGCACGAGCCTGGCGTTTCAGGGCACCTTCACCGTTGGGATGGAAGTCTATGGGGGCGGCATCATTTCGCTCGCGCCTACCGACGTCATCCCCATCGACGTGACCGATGCGACGTTTTCTACCGCGTTCTGTAGGGCCGGTGTCTATGGCGGGGGCTCGCTGGAATTCCGGGGAGCCCCAGTGTTCACGGGGACGTTCACTGGCAAACGGTATCAGCTGGATAACGGCGGACGGGTAGCGGGTCTGACGCTGGCGCAGTTGAATGCCTTTCCGGGCACGGTCGCCGGCACGATGGGCGGGGCGGGGGTTTTTCCCTTCAACAGCATCGCTCCCTCTGCCACCGCCAACCGCTTGCTGCGCACGGGCAGCGCGAATACGGCCCCGACTTGGGCGCAAGTTACTCTGACAACAGACGTGACGGGCGTGCTTCCCGTGGCAAATGGCGGAACCGGAGCCAACGCACTCTCGGCCGCGGCTACTGCCCTGGCGGCAGGGGATGCGCCGACCGCAACGCTGGCAGCAGGGGTGTTTACGTTTGGCATCCCAGCCGGGGCTACCGGGCCTGCTGGGTCGGCGGGGCCAGTCGGCCCCAAGGGAGACACGGGAGCGGCGGGCACCCAGGGTGTCAAAGGGGATACAGGCCCAACGGGGGCGACTGGGCCGAAAGGTGACGCGGGTGCCGCCGGTGCGCCGGGCGCCAAGGGCGACACCGGCCCCGCTGGCCCGAAAGGCGACACGGGCGCTATCGGCGCGACTGGCACCGGGGGCACGACGCAAAACGCAAGAATGTCCATTATGAGCGCCAGCGCATCGGGAGTATTCACGGCGGATGAGGTGACCGTCCAAACCGCTCTTGGCGGCACAGCCTACCGACTGACCAGTTACGGCCAAATAATCAACCTGGCGATGATTGGGGCTGGCGGGATGGATAAAGGCGCAGCGCCCGCGTCCGGCTTCGTCAGCTTGTACGCGATCTACAACCCGGCCATCAGCGTCAAGAGTATTCTGGCCTGCGACGCCAGCACCTCTGGCGGCGCAATCTATGCCGGAGCCAACATGCCCGCCGGTTATACCGCGTCGGCGTTGATTGGCGTGTTGCCGACCGATGCATCCGGAAAATTCAAAATCGCGTTTTTAAAAGATCGGAGAGTCGATTTTCCAGACGTAAATATATTGAATATATCGTCGATATCCAATCAATCGGCTACCGTGTTTACTAAGTTCGGCCTTTCCCTTGCCGTTCCACCCAACGCAAGCGCATGGAGCGGCGCGATTGGAGGAGCATCGACGATTGAAGCGATGGCCGTCGCCGGGGACGCCAATGGGACGGGCACTCGACGAATGAACATCAACAGCAACGGCTCCGGTAACGTCACTTTCGACGGCTATGGAACAACTATTCCTGTATCGCAAGTCCCGATCATTGAGGCTCAAGCTGCATACTACAAGGCCGTCGGAGCTCTTCATTCGGTTTACATTAATGTGTCAGGGTATTCATTTTGAAGAAGGCGGCGCAGCCACTGCGCCCGCTGACGCAGATCATGGCCACAATGAGCGGCCTTAGTTTTAGGAGAAAGAAGGTAGACATGGAAACCCAGGCCATGATCAATTTGATTCTTGGCGCAGGCATGGCCGCGCTCGGCTGGTTTGCGCGTGAAATGTGGTCGGCAGCCAAGGAGCTGAAAGCAGACCTTGCGCGCCTGCGCGAGGAACTGCCCCAGAAATACGCGCTGAAAGAAGACCTCGAAAAGGTCATCAACCGCATCGACGCCAAGCTGGACAAGATTTTCGACCGGCTGGAATACAAGCAGGACAAGCAGGGCGCTCGTTGTCTCACAACCCCGGAGAAATGACCATGTTTCGATTTCGCAATATCTGCCTCGCGTTCGGCAGCCTTCTCGTGCTGGCCGCGCTGCTTTACACCGACCCCGATGGCGGCCTGAGCACCGGCATGCTGGTGCTGGGCCTGCTGGTCTGTGTGCTGGCCGTTGCGTTCGCGCACATCTCGCGCAAGGCGCTGACCGATTACCCCGAAGCCGACATGCGGGCGCTGTTTCGCAAGGCGGGCGAGGGCTCGACCGGCGCCGGGCTGGCGCTGGTGGCGCTGGCCATCATCATTGCCGCGCTGCTGTCGCTGTTCGGCAGCAAGGTGCACGCGGCCACGCTCGATCCGGCCACCTACGTGCCGGCGCGGGCGCAGACCTGGGCGCCCGTGCTGCGCGCCGAGCAGCGCCAGTTCTGGCCTGATCACCCGGCCCCGGCGGTGCTGGCCGCGCTGGTGGAGCAGGAGTCTTGCGTCACCCTCGGCGGCGCGTCGTGCTGGTCGCCCGCGGCGCGCCTGAAAACCGCGCGGGAGGAGGGCGCGGGCCTGGGGCAGATCACCCGCGCCTTCAACGCCGATGGGTCACTGCGCTTCGACTCGCTGGCCGACCTGCGGCGGCGCTACCCCGATCTGGCTGGCTGGTCGTGGGCCAACGTGTACCAGCGCCCGGAGCTGCAACTGCGCGCCATCGTGCTCATGTCGCGCGGCAACTATCAGGAGCTGCGCCGGGTGGTGGCCGACAACCGGGCGGTGCTGGCCTTCGCCGATGCCGCGTACAACGGCGGACTGGGCGGCGTGCAGGCCGACCGCCGCGCCTGCGGCCTGAAAGCCGGCTGCGACCCGCAGCAGTGGTTCGGCAACGTGGAGGCCACCTGCACCAAGAGCCGGGCGCCGCTGTACGGCCAGCGGTCGGCGTGCGACATCAACCGTGAGCACGTCCGCAACGTGATCCTGGTGCGCCCGGGCAAGTACCGGGCGCTGATGGAGGCTGCGCTGTGAGCGCGGTTGCGGAAGCCGGGGCCGTCGCTGCGCGCCCGTGGCGGATCATGCCCGTGTGGGCGGCGCTTGTCGCCCTGATCGGCATCGGCGCGGCTGGCGGCTACGCGGCGGCGCGGGCGCACTACGAGTCGAAGCTGGCCAAAGCCAACCGGCAGATCGGCGCACTCAGCGCGGCCAACACCACCCTGGGCGCCTCCGTGGCGAAGCAAAACGGCGCGGTCGTCGACCTGCAAGCCGAAGCGGATCGGCGCAAGCAAGAAGCCGCGCAGGCCTGGCAGCAGGCGCGCGACGCGGCGGCGCAGTACCAGCGCACCGCCCAGGCGCTGCTGCTGACCAAGCCGCCGCCGGGCGCGGACGAATGCACTGCGGCGCGGGCCGCGTTTGACGATGAACTGCGAGCCGAGCGAGGTGAGCCGCTATGAAAACGAAACCACATGGGCGTATTTCGCTTACCGGCGTTTTGGCTGCCGTTCTTTCGTTTTGCCTGGCCGGCTGCGCCACCGCGCCGGGGCCGGCGACGCCCGTCGAGGTGTCGGTGCCGGTGCTGGTGCCGTGCAAGGCCCCCATCCCGGCGCGCCCGGCGTTCGCGGTCGATGCGCTACCGGTCGGTGAGGGCATCTGGAACCAGATGGCCGTCCTGCGCGCCGAGCGTTTGCAGCGCATGGGCTACGAGGCCGAGCTGGAAGCGGCGGTCGGCGCCTGCCAGTAAGCGCGGGGCGCGGGCCGAGTTTGCGCAATCGGCCAACTTGCACCAAATCGCAAGCTGGTGTTGTCCCCAAAAAACGTGGGCAAGGCTGTGGACAAGGGCTGTATGGCGCGGATCGTCCAACCGGCCCGCGCCACGGCCTACGAGGGAGGCAGCGGGTGCGGCGGGCGGCGGCGCTTACGTTGCCTGCTTTCGGGGCGCTGGCGGGCCATGAGCGGACGCAGCGCGCACCTTCGCGGGACGTGCGTCAACAAGCGCGCGAATCCGCGCGCGGCATGGATTAAGCCGAGGCCGCCGACCGCATCGCGGATCGGGTCAAAAAATGGGTGAAAAAGGCGCTCGAAAGGCTTGCGGAAAATGCGCTGATTTACGCCGCAAAACTGTTCCGCAAAAAAAATGGACCCCGCGCCAGCATTGGCTTACGGGGCTGTCATAATTCCCCATTTGCGGAACAGATTTGAGGCTAAGTGCTTGTCAGAGCTAGCAAATTTGCTGGATTATGATTCCATCGCTCTAACCGACTGAGCTAAAGCGCCGAAGGCCTTTAATTATATAGCGAAAAATTGCTCGCCTGACGCCGTGGGGATGGAACTTCTGTTCCGCAAAGGCTTGATCCTGCGCCCTGCCTCGCGCCGCCTTGAGCAGGCGTGAAGCCTCAAGCGGCTTTCGCGAGCGCCTCGAACTCCACATGCACGCCGGTATACGGGAAGTGGAGCGCGCCGTCATCGGCCTTGTCGATCAGCCCGCACGCGACCAGCGCGGCGGCATCGGTGTGCACGCCCTTCACATCGCGGCCCACGCGGCGGGCCAACTCGCGCACGCCAATCGAGCCGGCCCCCGCCATCGCCTGCAACAGCCCCCAGCGATTCGGATTGAGGGTACGCAGCAGGTCTTCGCTGCTGGCGAACGTGAAGCGCGCTGTGGCATCGCACTGGCCGCGCAGGGCGGCCTTCATGCGCGCCTTCACCTCGGACAGGCTGGCAACGCCAATGGTCAGGATGTCTTGTCGCATAGCGCCCTCACAGTCGGGCCACATCGGCCCAGAAGTCTTCGATCAGTTGATCCAGCGTGGTGAACGTGTAGGCCGCCTCGGCCCGCCCCACGTGCTTGTGATCGCCCTTGCCGGTTTCGTTGTCGTAGCGCAGTACACATTCGCCCGCAACCACGTAGGCCAGCGCGTATTTGTAGCCGTGGACGCTGCCGCGCACCGGCTCTTGCGGCACGGCCCAGATGCGCACGTCGGCAAAGGCGTCATCGCTCAGCTTGGTGCGTTCCTTCAATACCAACTCGGCCTTGCGTTCCATTGTTGTAATGATAACAACAGTTGGGGCGCTTCGTCAACATAGTCAGCTTCAAGGCGCAGCGATGTTGACCCAATGGGTCATGCAAATGCCGCAACGCCTTGCATCGGCGCGATGCGCTGCACTTTGATTTGCTTTTCGCGCGAGCGCGCCGCAGCCATGTCGTGCGCGGCCTGCATCCGCATCAGGGTATCGGCGCTGAGGCCAAACGCCTTTTCAAAGCGCAGCGCCATTTCCGCCGAAATCCCGGCGCGGGCATTGAGCAGATTGCTCATGGCCTGCCGGGTCACGCCCAGCTTGCCAGCGACCTCGGTAATGCTCAACCCGTGCGGTTGCACGATCTCGGCGCGCAGCCAGGCTCCGGGATGTACGGCAAAGCTCGAATGCAGTTGAATGGCCATCAGTGGTAGTCCTCAAGGTTCATGTCCTCGATTTCGACAGCGTCGTTGACGCGAAACGTCATCCGCCAGTTCTTGGTGACCGTCAGCGCCCATACGCCAGAGCGGTCACCCTTGAGCAGGTGGGCGCCAAAGTTCGGCGGCGCCTTCAGTTCCTCGGCGCTTTCGATCGCGGACAGGTAAGCCAGCATGTTGCGCAATCGCGCCACCAGATTGCCGGGCAGCCCGGCGGCCTTGCCCGTCTGGGCGAAATCCCGTAGCGCCTTGTGTCGAATGCTTGCTATCTCCATGCGGTGCATCGTAGCTGTGGCGCGCGCAAGTGTCAAGCGACACTTGTCATGATGAGGGAGGGTTGATAGGAAGGAATTCGGCCGCCTCACGGCCTTCGTCGCCGAACTCACGGCGCTGGAGGCCGAGGTGGGTTCCGTCGCGCCCGTTCCTCGGCCCGGCGGCGGAGCACAACCACGAGGCGGTCGGGCAGACCGTCCGCGACGCGGTGGCGCACGGTTTATCGGGCGGAGGCTAAAGCCCGAACACGCTCTCGATGGCGACCCACATGAGGATGCCGCCAACCACCAAAACCGGCGCGAGGAACACCAAGGCCATGAAGCCAACCGCCAGAACGTCAAACGCCGCCCTGATGACGCCAAGGGTGGCCCAGATACCGCTGAAGATTCTTAGAGCCTGTTCAAAGTCTCCGAAGCAAGAGCGCCAAGAAGGCGAGGTGGACGAACTGCAAGCTGGTATTGAGCAGTCGCTCGCAGTTCTTCCACAGCCTGCGGTTCTTCTCCAGCCAGGC